AAATACAGAATCACTATAGCTTTGTTCGATTTGCTATAGCGATTCTTTTTTATACGGGTACTTTATCGGGGGATTACTTTACTCGCAAAAAGAAATGCATTAAGATTTAATAGAATATAAAAGAGCTTTAGGTATAATAAAACTTTATGTTATTTTTCTTTGATTTAGTGCTATCGTCCAGCTTGTTCTATAAATAGATAAATAAAAAGTGCTTCCTAGATCGTCCGCCGACGAGGAAGCACTCAACACAAAAACTAAACTAGACACATTTTTGGAAATCTAGTTGTATATTCTGTATATCAATTATATAGTCCTGCTTTTTTTTATGGTTCGACCATAATTCGACCATTTGCTGTTTTATGTACTATCAAGATTTTTGAGTTTCATGTTTTATATTATTTTAAATGTTATATTTGCGCATTGTCAAACTAAAATAGTGCGTTTATGAAAATGTTTTTTAGAAGCATCCAAAAATGGATGAGAGAGCGTAAGGTTCGTAGAGAACTTCAAAAAGACCAAGATCTCAGGGAACGTTGTGTCGATTATGTTGTAAAAGGTTCTAAGCCTGCAAATGCTTACCTTGCTGATGCAATATATAGATACATTAAAGACGGTTCGATTAGTTAAACTTCTTTTGTAGGTAACAATATTGGAAGCGAGAATTTTATTTTACTCACAATCTCGTTTTGTGCATTTTCATTAGAGGATGCTCCTACTCCTATTACGCTTGCAAATACACCAACTTTAGCATCACTTCCTTTGTTTTCAGATGTTGTGAGTGATAGATTAAATTCTATATTGGTAAGTACACATTCTTGCCTTCCAATATGTAATGTACCTTTGTTTATACCTCCAATGGAGACTATCGGGTTTACTACGAGGTTAAATTTTGATGTTCCTCCATTTAACTCTGTTACTGCATCTGCTATTTGAGTAACTGTATCTTTTATGAATTCTTTAAGTTCCATATATAGTGTTTACTTCTAGTTTGTATCATTGTTTAAGAATCATATTTTATTTATAAAGCGTAATTTATTCCACTAATTCTTTTAAATGGGATTTTTCATGCCATTTTAAATACGTACGTCCTGATTTGGTTTCAATAGACTTTAAGTAAGGAGCAATTTTAGGAGATTGAATAGATTTTGTAGTATCATCTATTAGAGTTATTTTATGATTGATGCGGCTATTGATGGCATGTGCATCTACTGCATCATAATTCAAATTAGAACGTCCTAAACTTAATATGAAATTTGTATCATTAGAACCTGTAACGTAATTAATAAGCGTCATTCTATTATTTCGAAGAACAACAGCATTGAATTTAATTGCTAGTCCTTCATGTATAGAATAATTGGTTTTTAAGTGTTCCTTATCTACAAGGTTATGTATGAAATTTGTGGCATTCCTTTTAAATCTACCAATCTGTTCTTTTTCCTTTTTCTCTTCAAAAGAGATAAAAGATGCACTAACTACGGCGTTAATGAAACTGGACAAGTCGTATACTATATTTGGTACTAGCTCTGCTTTCTCTATTTTTTTGTAATAGTAATGATAGCCAGCATGTTCTAAAATATCTATTTCATAATCTTCTAAATAGTACTGAAATAGTTTGAAATAGTATATATCATCAGAATGAGCATCACATTCATACATACCACTGTCTATCCAACCACCATCAGTAACAATAAAATCATCTCCTCTTCGAGTTAAAAAGACGGAAACAAAAATATTACTTGTTGTTGCTATCGGTGTTATGATCTCAAAAGTATTTCCATGTTTCTTTATTTTCCATAAAGAATTGTAGGATTTGATGATATATTCAATAAGTTTTTCCATCTCTTAAAAATTTATTCCTTCAAGTGGGTCTTTGTCTTCTCTTTCGAAAGGAAGATAGCCTTCTCGAAATACTTGTATTTCAGGTAATTCATGCTCATCATTAGTGTAGATTACACTTTCTTGGCAAAAGTAAGGAAAACCAAAGTCAATGTCAAATAAATGTTCAGCTTGTTTGGGATTATTCAATAAGTCTGTTTTATAGGCTAAAAAATATCCATTATCATCATATTTGTGAAAATGGGGAGTTGTAACACTTTGCTTGGCTAAAGGTATAAACGGAACTTCGTTTTTATGAGTACCTCCACCACTATCGTAGCGGATAACGACTCCTTTTTTGAATTTATCCGAAACTATCTGGAAAGAACAATCTGTTTTATCTCCATTTCGTACTTCACAAGTCATAAATGTATTTCCAAAGTGAAACTCTGAATGAAGATGCTTTTTAGTATAAAGAGATGTGCCATGATTTCCTTTAGGTTCAGAAACAATGATTGGCGCATTAATTCTCTTTTCTGCATTAATGAAAGTTTTATAGTCGTCTATAATTTTTAAAAGCTCTCTATCTTGTTTTATTTTTGCCATATTTGAATTAAGTTATAGTGTTAGCTAATAGGCTCTACTGTTTCAATTTGGTGCATACTTAAAATGTTGTTCTGAATACTATAATATGATATATTCTTTTCATGGCATATCCAATATTTCTTTTCTCCTGCAACAGTTCTAAGCTTATATTTCATTATTGTTTTTAGAATCAGTTTCATCACTTTCTTTTTTGCTTTCTAGTACTTCATTAATAAGTTCTTTGATTTTAGTGTAATCTTTATCATCTAAATCTTCTTTATTAATAATTTCCTTGAAATCCTTATCAAATATATATTCATAATTTCCTATGTCTGGGCTACCTCCTTTAGTTTTACATCTAAATTTATGTGTTGCTTTCCAACCACAAAATTCTTTTTTTATAAAGTTAGCTCTGTCTTTTATACTGTCTGAATGTAATGTAACCATATTAGTACATGCTTTGGCTTTTTCCAGATTTTCATTGAATTTATTTTTAGCTTCATAATATCTAGAGTTACTATATGAAGAATAGCCATCACTCCAAATCTCCATGGTTTTTCGTGCGTCTTTCATTTCATCTAGATATTCATCTGCTTTTTCAATAGCTATTTTAATGAAATAGGCATGTCTTGTAATGATTGAATCTGTATATACAGATGTAAAAGCACTGTCTATATTGGTTTCAATAGGTTCATAGCTGGCAAAATCATATAGGACTTTAAACATGTCGTCCTTAATTAATTCATTAGCTTTTTCTTCTTTAGATTTGCATCCACTTAATAACATAGTAGCTGATACAACGATAAATAATAATGTTTTCATTAGTGTATATAAATTTTAGATTATCCAATATTTCTTTCATTCTTCAACATAGCCAGTTCACCTTTTAATTTTTGGTTTTCTTCCAAAAGACGTTGAGTGAGCATTGTCTTTTCGTTAATCTCATCTTGTAGATTGGCTATGGTATATACAATACTTTTCAATTTGTCCATTCCTGGTTCTGTTTCTTCTTTTTGAATGAGTATGTCACCTTTGCCTCGTAATAACCACTCTGCGGAAATGTCGTCAAATGACGTGAGTGCTTTCTCGATGAGTTCTGAATCTATTGTGCTTCTTCTTCCTGTTAAATAATTATTCAGAGTTGAATAATTGAATCCTATTGCTATCGCAAAGGCTCTTGGGGAATATCCTTTTGCTTCAATAATCATTTTAATTCGGTCTATTAACGTATCCATAAGCTTGCTTAAAAAGTTAAATATTGTCATATGGCGATATAAAAATGCTATTTCGATTTGCAATATCGTCAAATAGCAATATATTTGCATCATAAATCAATCAATCATACAAACATACAAAAATTGATTGATAAAACAAATGTGAAACTCTATAAATGTGACAGACATGAAACGATTTGATTTATCCGAAATAATGAGAAATGCTCATAGAACCTATAAGTATTCAGGCAAGAAGCAGGGAAAAACTTTTGGAGAGGTTCTGAAAGCTACTTGGAGACTTGCTAAACTTCAAGAAAATTTCTCACAGGAAGCCATGAAAGCAAGAACGGATAAATTCTTATCAGAAAGAAACGAGGTAATGAACAAAGCGGCTAAAGCTACAAGACATGAGGGATACAATAACCTCAGTATTCCCGCTTCTGCTTACTACAACTCAAATAGTACTCATTACGGTGCACATTACGTTGGAGATTAATCAAATTATACAACAATGGATAAAAGAACCGAACTAGAAATACAGCGAGACAAATATGAAGCTGTGATTGAAGAACGAGACGCGTTGATCAGCTCTTTGAGAGGTGAGAATGAAAAACTCAAACGAGATTTAGAATCAGAACGTGGATTTTATAGAGAGAAAGTTTCCCAATGTGATGATTTGAAGAAATTTATTGAATCGCAACGAAACTTAATGGACATAGTTTTGAAGAACAACCAAAGTATTCTCTAACCCTCACTAAAGTCAAACCAAACCGCCGGTTATCCGGTACCCAGTCCGGTCTTTGAGCCTGCCCTTGAAGGGAGACTGGGAACAACAGAGAAGAGTTCTTTGACATATTGGTAAAATGGTGTTTTGGAAGCCGACACATGCCGAAAGGGATTACTGACGTAGGCGGGCTTCTCAACGATATAATGCTGTGGTTAATGGTCAAGCCGTATCGTTGTAAAACTAAATCAGTTAGACGTTTGTCGGCAAATCGAGGTATTTGCTTTATGTATATAAAGGTGATGTAGCTCAGGCAGGTTAGAGCGCTGTGTGTGGTGGATGGTTGAGAGTTCGAGTCTCTCAAGAAATACTCTTAGCTTAACGGAAGAGCACCACAAGCAGAGGTCGGCGGTTCGAATCCGCCCATCGCTTCAATGTTTAATTAAAGAATATAGAGTTATGACAAGGTTTTTCCAGTTTGTAATAGTTGGAATAATATTAGGGGCGGTGCTTATGTTACTCGCTTCTATTGTTTCTTCGTGTTACTTTTTTATTACAACATTTACGTTGAGTGATTTTGAAGAAAGAACAGCTTCATTTGTTCTCGGTGCGGTAAGTGCTCTATTTACATACGGAATGTTCCGGATATTAATGAATGCTTTACAAGCATTTTCAGATAAGTTGGATGCAATAAAAAAGAGATATGAAAGCAATAATTGAAATTAAAGATGTCGCCTTTCGAGAGATAGGCGACATCAATAGGGGAAGAGGGAAACCTATCAGGGATTGCGTGAAAGTATTTGAAAGCTACAAGGTGATAACTTTCTTTGGCATTCCCATTAAGCGAATTACCCATAGATTGAATGATTGGGATCCTGAAGAATCGACTTCAAACTCTCATAAGCAAGAGTGATTGTTAATGGCGGTGTTCCATCAATGAAATGTAGGATACACTGTTTTCTATGGTCCTCAATTTTAATAACACATCCTAGATTGATAAGGATGCGTTTACCGTTTTCGGTAATCTCAATAAATTTGTTCATTTTCTTGTTTTTTGATTTGACACTTCAAAAATAAGAAAATACCCCGTTCCTTTTTTATTAGCGAATAATCTTGGAGCGGGGAAAACTATTAACTAACTAATAATCAGTATGGAAAAGGATATTCAGAGACGTAACGTAATTGATGTATTACGGAGTATGGATGTTGGTGCAATAGAAGTATTTCCTATCGTTCAGAAACCGTCTGTAACTAATACATTGAATGCTCGGCTTTATAAAGAAAAAGCTGAAGGAATGGCTTGGAAAACAAAGTCAGATGTAAAAAATATGCAGTTTATAGTAACTAGAATTGCATAACTATCTTGCTTGTTGAGATGATCAGAGGTGAAATGGCTGAAATATTGCTAGATAATATTCTCCGTCTGTTTTCTACAGAAACGTTTGGAAAAGATAAGTCTGCGTATTATGTGGGTGGGGAAAAGAAATTGATGAATCTTATAGAAGCGGGTAAGATTGAAAGTGATAAGCCCACTAATGTCCAAAACGGCAAGTGGCATTGTAATGCTGCTCAAGTATTACTTCATTGCCGATGTGCGGGAAGGAAAGTTAAATCTAAAAAACGGAAGAAATGAAAAAGATTAAAGTGATACAGTATGCCATGATGTTCATTGCCTTATGGACAACACTGTATCTTGTAGATAGCATTGAAGTTAGCAAGAAAGAATTTATTGCTGCTTTTGTATTGGTGACTGTCGTATCAGTGAATTATATCTGTTTTCGATACTACGAAGATAGGAAACAAAATAAAGATAGCCTGTGAAGGTCTGCATTGCTTAATTTTAGTATTTGTCATGTTTATTTAGCCCGGTTCGCCGGGCATCTGCCGGGATAGCCCAGTTGGTTAGAGCGCATGTTTCTACATGAGGTCAGCGGTTCGAATCCGTTTCCCGGCTCAACTCAATCAGAGTTAAGTAACCCGTGAGGGGGAAAATTATGTTTGTATCAATAACAATTCAATCAATGTAGCCGGAAGCGTCTGGCTACGACCTGAAGGAATGGCGGAATTGGTAGACGCAAGTATGCAGATAGATTGAAGAAAGTCATACATAGGTAATCTGTCATCCTGGTTCGAGTCCGGGTTCCTTCACAGAGAATTTTTCTTTTTATGTTTAACTAATGTTGCCAGCGAAAAGGACGCTGTAGGGTTAAAGCCCCTGTTATTTGAGTTTTAATTGTTCTATACTATTCCGGTGTGCTTTGAACGGCTATCCGGAAGCAAGAAGCTCGTGAGAGTGCTATTTAATAGTTAATGTCGTGTTTTATTTTGTGTTTGTGTTCTAAGTGAATGGTTCGTGAGAATAGTTCACTTGAAACGGATGGCTGGTGTAATTGGCAGCATACGCAGATATGCGTGATGTGGGTTCGAGCCCCACGCCATTCACCCTTTTGATCCTATTAAATTATAGTAGTTCATGAGTTTTGTTTTGTGTTTGTGATTGGGGTGTACGGTCTGTGAAGATAGTGCACCTTTTTAATTAATCGGGCGGATATGTATATCGTTGGTTGAAACTGCGGTGAGGTGCACCAATATTCCGTAAGACCGGTTCGACTCCGGTTCCGTCCACTAGCATTTACATTATGTATAAATCAGGGAGCCGTACACCCTTCAAAGCGTAGCCGTTCCATAAGGTACATTGGATTATTCATTTTCTTATTTTTCTGCCTGTACAATATCGTACAGGCAGTTTTTACTACCTGAAAATGGCGTTAAAATGGCGAAGTTTCTGTTTGCTAAACTTGTCAATAACGATTACCTTTACTGATGTAATGAACTAAAAGTCAAACCATTAAATTAGAATTATGACAGCGAGAAAAAACACTGTATCAACGGTTCAGAATGAAGAGAAGAAGAAAAATTCTATCAGACCGCTTCTAGCTTCTGAAATTGAATGTAGGGTTGGTACTATGAAACCGGACGGTTCGGGCTGCTCCTTGCTATTATACAAGGATGCTCGAGTAGACATGAGAATACTTGATGAAGTGTTCGGAGAAATGAACTGGAAACGGCACCATGATGTCGTTAATGGGAATCTATTCTGTACGTTGTCCATTTGGGATAATGAAAAGAAGGAATGGGTGAGTAAACAGGATGTTGGGACAGAATCTAGCACAGAAAAAGAGAAAGGGCAGGCTTCGGACGCCTTTAAACGTGCAGGATTTAACTGGGGAATTGGGCGTGAACTTTATACGGGTCCTTTCATTTGGATTCCACTTGAGAAAAATGAAATATATCAGAGCAAAACAGGTTCTCCTGATCTATACACCAAATTCAGTGTAAAAGAGATTGGTTATAACGAGCAAAAGGAGATTATTTTACTTGTTATTGTGGACAATAAAAACCGCGTTCGTTTTGCTTATGGTAATACAAAGGAAAAAGTATATGCTCCCAATGTTTCTGCTTCAAACGCTTCGGGCAAAGTATATACTGGTGTAGACCTAGATCGTGCAATTAAACAAATGACTGGTGTTAAAAGCCGCGAAGAGCTTGAGAGAGTTTGGGCTGAACATCCCGAACTTCACAATAATAAGGAGTTCAGAAACATAACTATTGACATGCAGAAAACGTATCCTCCTAGAAATTGATAATAATGATAGAATTAGTGAAATCCAGTGTGGTTTTCAATGAGGAAAACCACACTTATATGCTCGGTGAAAAACAGTTGCAAGGTATAACCGGTATGATTAGCCGGCAGTTGTTCCCTGACAAATATAAAGATGTCCCCGATTTTGTATTGAAGAGAGCTGCAGAGAAGGGTAGCCTTATTCATGCTCAATGCCAGTTTGCTGATGTAACAGGCTTACCTCCTGAAAGTATTGAAGCAGAGAATTATATCAGAATGAGGGTAAATGCCGGATATAAGGCGCTTGCCAATGAATATACCGTTTCTGATAACGAATACTTTGCATCGAATATAGATTGTGTTTGGGAGAAAGCCGGTAGAATTAGTCTTGTTGACATCAAAACTACCCTTCATCTTGATAAGGAGTATTTAAGTTGGCAGTTGTCAATCTATGCTTATTTCTTTGAACTTCAAAATCCATTACTCAAAGTTGATAAATTGTTTAGCACTTGGTTGCGTGGTAATAAACATGAATTTGTTGAAATTAGCCGTAAGTCTGATAAAGAAGTCAAGAAGTTAATGGAATGCGAGAAGAAGGGTGAGCAATATCTATCCAATCTTCCCGTTCCTGCCCCTGATGATGACAAGTTACTTATTCCAATGCAGCTTGTAAATACTATAATCGGGATTGAGGAAGAACTTGCAGATCTAACCAAGATTCAGAAAGATTATAAGGCAAAATTGAAAACTGCTATGCGTGAGAATGGTGTCAAGTCATGGGATGCCGGAAGATTGCGAGTTAGTTATACACCCGCTTCTACGAGTGACAATTTTGATACTAAAAAGTTTCAGGCTGACTATCCGGAATTATATTCTAAGTATATCAAAACAGTTCCTAAAGCTGATAGTATCCGTGTAACAATAAGGGAGGATAAATCATGAGTTTAAACAAATTGATGCTTATCGGGCATGTTGGCAAAGACCCCGATATTAGAATTTTGGAAGCTGGTTCTAAAGTGGCCACTTTCTCCTTTGCCACCACTGAAAAAGGTTATACCCTTGCCAATGGAACACAGGTTCCTGAAAGAACTGAATGGCATAATATTGTTGTTTGGCGTGGTCTTGCCGATGTTGTTGAGAAGTATGTCCATAAGGGAGACAAGTTGTATCTGGAAGGAAAGATAAGAACTCGGAGTTATGATGATAGCAGAGGAATTAAACGGTATATTACAGAACTTTTTGTTGATAATATGGAGATGCTTTCTGTTAAGCCTCAACAAGCGCCACCACCGCCACCTCTTCCGGAACACACCAATAATCAGACTCGAAGTGCGGTGAATGAGTGCCCGCCACCGCCACCACCGACCAAGGACGATTTGCCATTCTGATAGGTTATGGAAGCAACATTGACGAAGAAAGATGGCAAAATCCAAATGGATAAGTCTTTCGAGTTCATGTGCAGCACACTTCGTAATGGAGAATACACTGTAACCATTAAGAAAAAAACACAGCCGAGAACATTAAATCAAAATGCTCTCATGTGGAAATGGTTTCAGTGTATTGGTGCCTGTTTGCGTGAATACACAGGTGAAGAGTATTGGAGCACTGCTGCTGGAGTTCAGGATATACATGACTTGTATTGTAAGAAGTTTCTTGTGAAACAGGTTCATGTGAATGGTAAAGTGGAAACTATTGTGCGAGGAACAAGTAAACTTAATACTTTAGAGATGCATAATTTCATGGAAAGCGTGAAAATAGATGCGGCCACCGAGTTTGGTATTACACTTCCATTGCCTGAAGACCAGCATTACTTAGATTTTATTCATGAGTACCAAAACCGGTACTAATTAATCCTTTTATAATTTATGATTGCAAATTTGAGAAACTACGAACCCGAGACAATCGAGTTTGTAGTTCCCGATTCTATTCGGGAAAAATTTCCCCCTGTTTTATTTCAGGGTTCTACGAATGTAGATGAATTGATAAAGTTGGTGAATGAGCATTTCAATGCTACATTCCCTGAAAGTGAGGTGACACAACGTTTACTGGATGAATTTGAGATTTCCGAAATTCGTGAAGAGTATTGCATCAAGCAAGAGAATGAGGTCCCCAAACGCGAACGTGAACTGTTGGAAGCCATTGAACGTGCGAAAAAAATTAAGAGTGATGCACAAGACAGGTTAGCTTCTATTAAGACTGAAATTAAAGACCTGGCTGCCGAGGTCAAAAAGGGGACGAGGGAGTATCATCTTTCAAGTAAGAATACGATCCGGTTTGCTCTTGATGGATATTTCCTGTATTATTCATGGGTGAACGGTGAGTTTAAGCTTGTGAAAGCTGAAAAAATTCCTGATTGGGACAAACGTTCTCTTTGGGCACAGGAAGATCGAAACAGAAAAGCGATGCTTGATTTGTTTGGTATTGAATATCCTGAAGTAGAACGCCCTATTGATGATACAGAAGATTATGGGGACAAGTTCGAAGAAGACCTGTCTGATAAACTTCCTGAAGAAGAACCGGAAGACGATGAGTAGATTGCAGCACAAAAAAGGCAGGAAGTCCAACTATGTGAAGCGACTTGTGAATAATCCAGATTGGGAAGAAGCCAAGCGTAAAATTCGTATTAGGGACGGACATAAATGCCAGATGTGCGGTAAAGACTTCAATTTAGAGATTCACCACAAAACATACAAGGTTAACGGAAAATCAATCGTTGGTCATGAACTTGAACATCTTGATTGTCTCGTTACCCTTTGTGGTGACTGTCATTCGAAAGTTCATAAATATCACATCAAATTATGACATACCAGTTAAGAGACTACCAAAAAAGTGCTAGTGATGCAGCGGTCAGCGTTTTTAAATCCAAGGAAAAGAAAAACTACGTGATAGTTCTTCCCACTGGTGCCGGGAAGTCCCTTGTCATTGCCAATATAGCTGCACGGATAGACGGGCCGCTGATAGTGTTCCAGCCTAGCAAGGAAATACTCGAACAAAATTTTGCGAAACTTCAATCATACGGCATATTCGATTGTGGAGTTTATTCAGCTTCTGCCGGAAGAAAGGATATCAATCGTATTACGTTCGCTATGATTGGTAGTGTGATGAAACACATGAGTTTCTTCAAACATTTCAAGCACGTTCTGATTGATGAATGTCATTTAGTGAATCCGGAGAAAGGAATGTATAAGGAATTCTTTGAAGATGAGCAAAGGAAAGTTATTGGGCTGACAGCGACTCCTTACAGATTATGTTCAGGAAGAGGTGGTGCTATGCTTAAATTTATAACTCGTACCCGGCCAAAGGTTTTCACTGATGTTATTTATCACTGTCAGGTGAGTGAACTACTTGCTAAAGGATTTCTCGCAAGTTTGAAATACTATGATATTACAAAGTTGGATTTAAGTAGAGTCAGGACTAATTCTACTGGTGCAGATTACGATGAAAAAAGTCTTCTGCAAGAGTTTGAACGTGTGGACATATACAAAGATATAGTTGGATGGACAAAACGTCTGTTGAACCCCAAATCGGGCATACCACGCAAAGGTATTTTAATATTCACGAGGTTTATTCGTGAAGCTGAAAAACTGGCTTCCGAAATTCCTAATTGTGCGATCGTTAGCGGTTCTACTCCAAAGGAAGAAAGGGCACGAATTCTGAAAGGTTTTAAAGATGGAAGAATAAAAGTTGTTGCTAATGTCGGCGTACTTACAACCGGATTCGATTACCCGGAGCTTGATACGGTTGTTCTTGCACGTCCAACCAAATCCCTTTCCCTCTATTATCAAATGGTCGGTCGTGTCATTCGTCCCTGCCAAGGTAAAGAGGGTTGGGTTGTTGATTTGAGTGGGAATTTCCGGCGCTTTGGGCGTGTTGAAGAGTTACGCATAGAACAGCCTGAAAAGGGAAAATGGTGTATAATGAGTCGTGGCCGTCAATTAACCAATGTAGTATTTTAATTATCATGTGGAGAAATTACAAGAAGAAAGAAAAGAAAAAGCCTCTTTTCGAGGTAGAAGGTGTTAAGGTCAAGAAGAAACCTGATCTTGTCAATGAACTAGACAGAATATTTAGTTTATTCATCCGTTATCGTGATACGATGCCTAATGGATATTTTCAGTGTATTTCATGTGGTAAAATAAAGCCTTTCAATAAAGCAGATTGCGGTCATTACATCAACCGCCAACACATGAGTACTCGCTTTGATGAAATGAACTGCAATGCTCAATGTTCACATTGTAACCGCTTCATGGAAGGAAATATTCAGGATTATCGCAGACGTCTAGTTGCCAAGTATGGTGAACGAAATGTGCTACTCCTGGAAGCCAAGAAAAATGTTTCTAAGCAATTTAGTGACTTTCAATTAGAAAAGCTGATTACTCATTACAAGGAAGAAGCGAAAAAACTGAAGGAAGCAAAAGGTCTGTGAGTTTTATTACTAATCGGAGTACAATCCCTTAAAATATGGAAAGAAATTCATTCATCTTTTATAAAGGGTGGAGAGAAGCAATCAAGGATTTGCCGGATGATGTCAGGCTGGAGATTTACGAAAGCATAATTGAGTATGCGACAACGGGAAATCTTCGGGGGTTGAAACCTATGGCAAATATTGCTTTCAACTTTATAAAGATAGATATAGACAGGGATACTGAAAAGTATATGTCTATTGTGGAAAGGAATAAGAGCAATGGTTCTAAGGGGGGACGTCCGAAAAGTGAAAACCCAAAAGAACCCAAAGAACCCACAAAACCCACTGGGTTATTTGGAAACCCAAAAGAACCCACAAAACCCGATAATGATAATGAATATGATAATGATTATGTAGATGATAATGATTCTCATTTAAAAAAGAAAGAAACTTCTCCTAAAGGAGAATCAAAGAAAGACGAGCTTTCTTTGTTCCCCGAGGAAAAGATTGATTGGGGTGGGCTAATGGATTATTTTAATTCCACGTTTAAAGGTAAACTTCCTGCTATAAAGTCCATAGATGCAAAACGAAAGAAAGCTATTAAAGCACGTGTCGCACAATACGGGAAGCAAGCTGTATTCGATGTGTTCCAATTGGTTTTAGACAGTCCTTTCTTGCTTGGACAAAACGATAAAAATTGGAGGTGCACTTTTGACTGGATATTCAAGTCTGCGAATTTTACTAAAATTTTAGAAGGAAATTACAATGGAAAACGAACTGATACTGCGGCCACAAGAAGAGAATCGGTTAGCAGTCTTACGGACCTCGCCGAAAAACTATTGCAAAGCTCTATGCCCCAAGAAGGTTGAAGATGTATTTCAAAGTGATGAACCTTCTATTGGCACTATTATAAGAAAGTTTGGTGAGCCGCAAGCCAGAGCAGTGTTGGTCATATTGATAGCTGATGCCTTGGAGTTTTTCAATGTCGGTAATCCAATGTCGGCTACACAAGTCGCTACTACAGTAGATTTAATCATTGAAGAATATCCATATATGAAAACTGATGATTTTAAACTGTGTTTCAAGAACGCAATGAAAATGAAATATGGCAATATCTATAATAGAATTGATGGTCAGGTCATCATGAGTTGGCTTCGTGAATACAATAAAGAACGTTGTGCTGTTGCTGATAATCAGTCATGGAATTTTCATAAAGAGAATTTGTCGGAGGAAGTGAACTATACAAGTGGCTTGTCGTATGAAGAATACCGGAACGAACTCAAACTTAGAGTTGGGCAAGGAGATGAAGAAGCTGCTAAAGCGTTAAGTCTCTCAAATGAAATAATCTCTTATCTAAACAAAAGAGAAAATGGCAAACAAGAAGCAGAAGGTGACAATTTACTGGAACACTAGGCATATCAAACTTGAAGATATTCCTGAAGTGAAAAGAAGAATACGGGAGCGTTTTGGTATTCCTAATCACACAACTGTTAATGGTGAAACGGATTGTTATATCCGTGAGGAAGATATGGAATTGCTTCGGGAAACGGAAAAACGTGGCTTCATTCAAATACGTAATAAGCCCGCATGAAAATGGCGTTAAAATGGCGAAGTTTCTGTTTGCATAACTTGTCATTTTACGATAAATTTACTGATGTAATGAATTAGAAGTCAAACCAATATAATTAAATTATGGAAGTACAAAACATTAGAATTGACCTTATCAGTCCTTCTCCTTTGAATCCGAGAAAGACTTTTGATGAAGCAGCTCTTGAAGAGCTTGCAAGCAACATTGAAAAGCAAGGTTTATTGCAACCTATCACTGTCAGAGTTGCTAAATCCGAGGAGATGACTAACCTAGAAACCGGAGATGTTACCCCACTACCTTACACATACGAAATTGTTTGCGGTGAGCGTCGTTTCCGGGCTGTGTCACTTTTGAAAGCAAAGGAAGATGAAGCGAATGTTGCAAAAATCAAAGCCCATCGAAAAAAGTCGGAAAAATTTCAGACAATATCCTGCATTGTCAGAGAAATGACAGATGATGAGGCTTTTGAAGCGATGATTACCGAGAATCTTCAAAGAAAAGATGTTGATCCCATCGAAGAAGCTTTTGCCTTTGCGCAGTTGGCTGAAAAAGGACGAACTTTGGAAGATATTGCTCTTAAAATAGGAAAGTCTACCCGGTTTGTTTTTGACCGTATTAAATTGAATTCTCTTATTCCTGAACTAAAAGAGCGGGTAAGAAATGGAGATATACCATTGTCCGGTGCTATGATTCTTTCTAAATTGGATGAAGATACTCAAAAAGAGTTTCATGAGGAGGAGGAAGAACAATGTACTACTGCTATGATTCGAGAATTTGTGAGTAATTCTTTCATGGAGCTTGGTAACGCACCTTGGATTAAAGATGATTCCGATAATTGGGAAAATACTGATATTAAATCATGTTCTCAATGTGAGAATAATACGTGTAATCATGGTTGTTTGTTCTATGAAATGAATAGTAAGGATGCTAGATGTATCAATGCTGCTTGCTATGAGAAAAAACAGATTGCTTATGTGACGCGGAAAATTCAACTAGAATATGAACATCTTGTTAAAGTTGGCGAACCTCTTTCATTTGGAAAAACAGTAATTATCGCTAGACGTCCCGATACATATTGGGGAGAAGATAGAAAGGTTTTCTATGAAAAAACTTTGGAAGCTGTTAAACAACTTGGATTTGAAATAGTTGATCCTGATGAAATCTTTAGATGTAAGTGCTGGTATTCAGAAGATGATGAACGCACTTTGAAAATGCTTGAAGATGGAGAAGTTTATCGTTGTCTTTCATTTTTTGGACATTATTCTCCCGAATTTAACGTTAGTTTCTATTATGTTAGAAAAGAAACGGCTTCCTCTACTTCCGCCGTTGCCGATCTAAAAGAGATAGAAAGGGAAAAAATAAACGCCCAATTAAAAAGAGCGAAGGATATAGTCAAGGAGAAGTCTGCTGAAGAAATGCGTAAGTGGGCGCAAGAGAAAACATATTATCAGAGAACAAAAGAATTCTCTGAAAATGAACAACTTGTTTTTGATGTGCTGGTTCTTAGCGGTTGTAGCAGTACTTATCTTGAAAAACTGAATTTGAAAAAATGGAATGGTGAGAGTGATTTTGTAAATTATGTCAAGAACAACCAAGCTGACCGACACCAATGGTATAGAGCCTTTATTGCTGAATGCTTATCATCGAATAATGTGAATTTCTACTCCTATTTGCAAAAGTGTCAGAAAATCCTTTTTGCAGAACAATATCCGGATGATTTCAAAGCGCTCTCTAAGAAACTTGCGGATTCATATGATAAGAAAGAAAAGAAGCTCAAAGAAAGACTGAAAGAGCTAAATAACGATAACACAGAGGAAGCCTAGTGGTTTCCTCTCTTTATTGACGCACTTATGAAAACGTGGACTGGCGAACAACTTGCTATACTTGACAGTGAGTACCCGACTGCTGATTTAAAAGAACTTGCTAGACGTCTTGATAAAACACTTAGTGCTGTTAAAACAAAGGCCTTGATTCGAAAACTTAGGCGCTCTCCGAGAATCTCGTTTTGGAATAGTGAGAGACTTGATAAATTGAAAAAGTTGTATCCCAATCATACTAATGAGGAAATAGCACAGATATTAGGTACCACTTATTCTGCTGTAAATGGAATTGCATTTAAATTACGGCTCTTTAAATCTAAAGAATTTAAATTTCAATGCGCTTCTAAAAGCTTCTTTCCCAAAGGCCACCAACCGATGAACAAGGGACGTAAGCAAACGGAATATATGTCAGAGGAACAATTGGCAAAAACGAAAGCTACTCGATTTAAGAAAGGACATATCCCCAAAAATCATAAACCAGTCGGTTATGAACGCATAACTCGTGACGGTTACATTGAAGTGAAAACTGCCAAACCGAATGTCTTTGAACTTAAACATCGGCTTGTATGGATTGAGCATAATGGAGAAATCCCCCCTGGTTATAATATTCAGTTTAAGGATGGCAACAGGCAAAACGTTTCCATTGAGAACCTTTACATGATTAGTCGTTCTGAACAATTAAAAAAAGAGAATTCTTTGTATGCCCGATATCCGGAAGATGTTCAGTACCTAATCAAGCTAAAAGGAGCTTTGAATAGGCAAATTAATAAAGCAACAAAAAAGAATGAATCATGACTGATGGAGCAATAGATAGATTGAAAGAAATGGTTAATAAACCATTCCTTTATCAGAATGAAGAAGTTGTAATTCTCAATTACTGTGACGGTACCGGTGATGATGGTACCGAAGTTGAGATATACTTGAATAATGGCAAAGTATTGGTATTTAGTATGTTTGATTTGGCTTCCAAGTTGAACCGTTTCCGGTCGATAACAAATACAGTTGTTGTGTTGGCTAATGAACGGTTGAATAAGGTGTCTACAGTGAACCCTACCATTTTACAAGATTTGAGGAATTTGGTTCTTCAACAAATTAAGGATGTGAAAGAAGATCCTAGTAAAGTGAGCCAAGCAAAACAAGTTTTCCAAGGGGTTAATACCGTAATCAATCTTGCTAAGACAGAATTAGAGTACAGGAAATATTTAGATACAACAGACCCCTCAAAATAAATAATAGTATGCTGATAGATAAAGAATATGTTCATTGGTTTCGCATCAGAGGCCAACCTAATAGAATCGTGTGAGATTATTCATAGTCTAACAATTTAACCCGATCGATATGATAACATTGAATAGGTTTGCCCAGAGATGCTTGAATATCATGAGGAAACGCTTTAAGATGAATGAGCATAGCTCAAGAAAAGCGTTTAGCATAAGAATTGAAGCCGTTTGGAGAAAATTCGATATTGCTTCTAAATATAGGAGTGATAATCTTCCTAAATATTCGGAAGATGAAGAATTGGCAGCCGAGATGATAATTTACCTTGTTGCCTATTTAAAAAGATTTGGTTGTGAGGACATTGAACAGCTTATCAAAGATAAGATAGAGTTCGATGATAGAAAAAATGATTAGGTGTTGTTACTGACTGTTTGTGTTGTTGATTTTGTGTTGTTGATTTTAATATAGTTAGTTATGACAGAGATTATTCAAGTCTGCCTACTTGATTTTAATAAGGGGCAGCTCACGGGATTGCCGAAAAATCCACGTTTTTTTCGTGATTACCGCTTTGAAGCGATGAAGAAAAGCATTCAGGATTCGCCAGAGATGCTTGAGCTTCGAGAACTTATAGTTTTTCCCTACAATGATGGCAGATATATTGTTGTTTGTGGTAATTTACGTTTGCGAGCTTGCAAGGAGTTAGGTTATAAAGAACTGCCTTGTAAAATTCTGGCACCTGATACCCCCGTTAAGAAGTTGAGGGAATATGCCACTAAAGATAATGTCAATTTTGGTGAGAATGATTTGGACGTTATGGAAAACGAGTGGAATAAGGCGGAACTCCAAGATTGGGGCATCGAATTTGCCCCGGAGAAGAAAGAGGATGAATTTAAAGAGCGCTTCGATGCCATCACGGATGATACAGCCATTTATCCTCTCATTCCAAAGTATGACGAAAAACATGAGTTGTTTATCATCACCTCAAGTAATGAGGTAGATAGCAACTGGCTTCGTGAAAGGCTGGACATGCAGCACATGAAGTCGTACAAAACCGGGAAAATAAGTAAATCCAATGTAATTGATATAAAAGACGTTCGCCATGCCCTGCAAGATAGTAATACCAAGTCATAAACGCCATGACCGGGTGTTCGCTAAAAAGTTGGTGAACGATCCTATCATTTGCGTTGCTGAAAGTCAAGCTGACTTATATCAACAATTTAACCCGGAATGTGAAATTGTTACTCATCCTGACGACGTTATGGGCCTCATCCCGAAACGTAACTGGATGGCAAAGCATTTTGGAGAACTTTTCATGCTTGATGATGATGTCCATGCCTGCAAACCTATTTATGTGGAAAAAGGAGAACCTAGCCGGATAAAGGATAAAGATAAGATAACCAATATCATTCAGTCATTATTTGAGATGGCCAGTATGATGGATGTACATCTGTTTGGCTTCACCGCTCGGATATCGCCGGTAATGTATGATGAATCCGCTTTTCTTTCTCTTTCGAAAATGATAACCGGTTGCAGTTATGGAGTAATCTATAACAAAAACACTTGGTGGAATGAGGAAATACGTTTGAAGGAAGATTTTTGGATTTCTTGTTACATGAAGTACAAAGAACGTAAGGTTTTAACCGATTTGCGGTATAATTTTGAGCAAAAGAACACTTTTGTAAACGCTGGTGGGCTTGCTTCTATAAGGAATCAGGAAGAGGAACGTAAATCTATCCTCTTTATCAAAAAGAATTTTGGTGATAGTATTTTGCTAAAGAGTGCAACCACTAATGGGAAAGACAAAACAAAGCAGCTCGTTCAATATAATATATCATGCAAATTCAAATTCTAATAGTCTGTAAAAAAGGCGTTTAAATGGCGTCCATTCTGTTTGTCATATTCGCCTTTTTTAGCTAATTTTACTGATGTAATAAACTAAAAGTCAAACCATTAAATTAGAATTATGATTATAAGAACAGTTTGCGGATATGATTTCTTTGAGGTGAGTTCTGCAATGCAGAAAGCCATTAGGCGAGCCGACACCGGGGTAGCCGGCTTTTTTGCATTGGAACTTTGGGCGAGTGGGTACCGCGACTATGTGTGGAAGCGTCTGTTTACCATTAGTGCTGAAGATTGCTATGGAATCATTACTAAAGAGATAGAAGCATTGTGGCAGGGGCATGAGCTGGTAAACAAGACTGCTACTGAACCCAAAGGGAGGATATTTGTCAGTAAAGCTGTTATTCTCCTTTGTGAATGTAGAAAGAATCGTGATGCGGATCATTTGCAAAACTTCATCTATGATAGAAAGGATATTGATATAGAAAAGTGGATAAATGATGTCAGGCGTTACCCTATTCCTATTCCAGATTACACTTTCGATGTACATACACGAAAGGGTAAAAAACATGGGAGAACCAAAGAAGAATTCTTTCAGGAAGAATACAAGGCGTTACAACCTCGTGTTCCTGGTTTATTCGATGATTTGGTTCAACCCAGTCAACCAAAGTTTTTTAATGATGAAACCACGGCTAAGTAGCTGTGGTTTCATCATTTTTCATATAAGTCAAACCAATTTAATTAAAAAAATGAACACGTATTACAAATTTGCGCCAAATGTATTTTTGGCAAAGTGTGATGAGAAGCACGAAAAAGGTGAAACTATTGAAGTTACCACCAAGTATGGAAAAGAAAATGAATGTATTGTTTTCAACCTCATTTACGAACGTGATGGATTCTATTACTACTCAATCGTACGGGCTGATGGCTTTAATGTGCAAGAGTGGGCCAAACAAAGAGCTGAACGTCGTCATGAATGGGCTACATCTGCTGTACAGAAAAGCTGTGAATATTACAACAAGTCCAATAAAGATAAGGATTTTCTTTCTCTAGGTGAGCCTATCAAAGTGGGACATCATAGCGAGAAGCGACACAGAAAAGCGATAGATGATGCGTGGAACAATATGGGTAAAAGTGTTCAGTTTGACGAAAAAGCAGCCGAGCACGAAAGGATAGCTAAATATTGGGAACAACGTGCAAATACAATCAATTTATCCATGCCGGAAAGTATAGATTTCTACGAACATAAGTTGGAACAAGCAAAAGAATATCACGAAGGATTGAAGTCCGGTAAGTACCGACGCGAGCATACATACGCTATGGCTTATGCCAATAAAGCAGTAAAAGAGGCTAAAAAAAATTATGACCTTGCAGTAAAGCTGTGGGGCGATGTTTACTAATCTGTAGTATCTCAAATAATTTACTATGAGAGAATTATCAAAAGAAACCTCATTACAAAGGGTAATGAGGGCTTCAGGTCGTGTACCTGTACAATGCTCATGCAGTGTTTGTAAACAACAATGTCATACGCCATGTTTAGGTACTCCTGATGATATTGAACGAATTATTGATGCAGGTTATGCCGACAGGTTAGCGCTGACGAACTGGGCTGCTGGTATATTCTTAGGGGTTATTAATATTGCTATTCCGATGATTCAGCCCGTTGCTAGTAAGGAGTATTGTGCTTTTTTCGAGAATGGACTGTGTATCTTACATGATAAGGGTTTGAAGCCCACTGAAGGACGTTTGTCTCATCACACTGTCAGGAAGGATAACTTCAATCCTGCTATGAGTATTGCTTGGAACGTTGCAAAAGAATGGCTGATGCCGGAGAATGAGGATGTACTTTCTCGTGTAGTAAATAAATTCTTGAATGCTAGGAAGCCATGAATGTGTGTCAATCAATACCTCGTAGAGATTGCAAGGTGTTTGCTAAATGTGGAGCAAAATCCTTATCACATTGCCGGCGGCACCGCGAAACTGATGAGAAGTGTAAAAGTTGTACTCTAATTCGTCGTAAGCCGCGTAATCGGATTATAGATGATTCAGGACGTGAAATGAAAAGATGTACCCATTGCGGAAATTACTTCTACTTGAACCGGTTCTACAATCGTATAGTGGTGAGAAAAGGTAAGGAATATCATTTGTTGACTTCCTGGTGTCGTATGTGTATGTCACAGATTAATAATCAGAGGGCAAAGAAGAAAAAGTGACTTGTCTATTAAATTTTTTGTATGAAATATTATGCTTCAGTCAGCTTTGGAAAGGATTCCTTGGCAATGCTTTTCATGCTAATAGATAAAGGATATCAGTTGGATGAAGTCGTTTTCTATGATACAGGTATGGAATTTCAGGCAATCTATAACACTCGTGATGCTGTTCTTCCAATTCTTAAAAAACTTGGCATTAAATATACAGAACTGCATCCGGAGCAACCTTTTCTTTGGACAATGTTTGAAAGGCCGGTTAAGAAAAGAGGGACCAATATTATCCATAAAAAAGGATATAGTTGGTGCGGGGGAACATGCCGGTGGGGAACGAGTGAAAAACTTCGTGCGTTGAAAGCTCACACAAAAGACGGAATTGATTATGTCGGTATTGCTGCCGATGAGACCCATCGCTTTGAAAAGGAAAAACGACCAAATCGGGTTTTACCACTTCGTGATTGGGGCATTACTGAAGCAGATGCACTCCAGTATTGTTACACAAAAGGCTTTGTTTGGCATGAGGATGGAGTAAGTCTATATGAGCTACTTGATCGTGTGAGTTGCTGGTGTTGTGGAAATAAGAACTTGAAGGAGTTGAAGAATATGTATTTGTACCTTCCATGGTATTGGAAAAAGCTGAAAGAACTTCAGTTAAATACCGATAGGCCCTATCGGCGTAATAGTGGAGAAACCATTTTTGATTTAGAGGAAAGATTTAAACGTGAAATGCAATAGAAAGAGTTATTATGATTCCCTTATGTATAAATGGAAAAGATTATTATGATCGAGAAGAAGCACTTGCTGCCTGGTTCGAGGAATGGTTAATGAAACAAGACTTTGAGCAAGATCTTATTGATCGAGAGCTGGAGCTTGAATATCGAAAGACTCATCTTGATTGGAACACTCCTTATGTGATGTATGGTGTTCGTAAAAAACATAAGTGTATCCAAAAGAATGAAATTGCCGTGTTTTATGACTTGTTACCGAGACAAAAGCGTGCTCGTACTGCTGAAACACATTGGTATAAAGTATTGTACAAGAGAAAGGCCACTCCTGAAGAAGTTGAGTCACTCAAGGCTGGGGAATATACCCGTAGATATTTGGTGTATTCCCTGTTTATTGAGAAGAAAATGACTCTTGACAAGGCTTTATCTCTTATAGTTGCCGATGATAAATTATTAGGAATTGCTGATAATACCATCTCTGAAATTGTAACAGCCTTTGAGACTTTCTTTAACCGTAAATTTAGAATTTATAAACCCGAGTTTACAACTCAACTTAATTTATTTACAGATTAATATGAAAACAACAATTATTTCATGTGTGATTTTGTTTGTGTTCCTGCTATATGTAGGACACTTTTCTATAACAATCAAGCCGTTCACAGTCCAACTTCCATACTGGCATCGTTCGCTCGGACTGTTTTAGTTGATCCTCTCTTTTATAGTGTATAATGCCGGTGAACATGCAAAAGGCTATCTTGATGGTTTAAAAGAGGGTGAGAGGATAATATTTGATTTGTTGAAGAAAAAGACCGAGTAAAATGGCGTTAAAATGGCGAAGATTCTGTTTGCTAAACTTGTCAATAACGATTACCTTTATAGATGTAAAGCATTAAAAGTCAATCAATATGAAGAGGAATGAAAAAATAGAAAAATTAGAAAGACTAGGTATTTTCAATCAATGGAAATATAATACAGAAAGAGCAAATGAGACATTTAATATTGAGTGTCCTGACTTCTCAATGACAAATGAAGAACGGATGAACAATTTGTTAGATGTTGATTGCTGCTTTCATCGGTTTCTAGCTATTTCATTCCCTTTTAATGGTACTCCTGAAGGCGTTGCTTTTTGGGAGAATATTGCAAAAAAATAATCGAACTTAATTGAATTGAAATTATGAGTAAAAAAGATTTAATAGAGCAGAACATCACAAGAGTTCAAGAATATGTGAGGGAACTGATTGAAGATGCAAAGTGGAATAATGGTGTTTCGGAAACTCTTGAATCTACTTCAATAATTGTAGGTAATAGTGATGATATCTATGATTTTGCAATTTTATTTGCTTCTAATAGTGAATGTGTTTATTGTGAATTCATAGATAGTAAAATAGAGTACATTGATTGTGAATTAGATTGTGAAATATGCCAATTTGAAGGAAGAATAATTTTTCAATATATAAACGGAAAATTTCATAATCCTGCTAGTCAAATTATCGAACTATCAAAGTTGCTGATGAAAGGCGAATTAAGAGACACAAAAAGTATCTTTTGTTCTATGGTACTTCGATTAATGGATACTGAAGAATACAGTAACAATTATTGTAAATCTTTGGATTTAGTTCTGAGGCTGTTTCCTGAAATAGATGGAGAATTATTAGAAAAGGAATTGGATAGATATATTTAAGCATTACAAGGATGAGTAAAATGAATTTAAATGAATTAAGAGACAAAGCATATAAAACAGCTTGTGAACATGGGGTTCACGATCAAGAGCTAAGTAACAATCATTTTCTTTGCCTTGTGATTTCTGAACTGATGGAAGCTGTGGAAGCAGATAGAAAAGGAAGGCGTGCTAATGTTGATCGGTATAATAAGAAGATTGCTAACAGCCGCATTTGTCAAGGATTGGATTCTGACATTCCCAAAGAGCGCGGTTACGAAGTTGCATATAACGAAACCATTAAAGGTTCAATCGAAGAAGAATTAGCTGATGCTGTTATCCGCTTGCTTGATCTTGCAGGACTTCGAGGAATAAGCCTTGAACTTGCCAACGGAGATATTGATGACTGTATTGAAGATATGGCAGAAGCCTGTAAAGGCGAAAGTTTTACCGAATCAATCTATTCCATCTCTACACTTCCCGTTAGATATGACGGAATATTTGATTTTTCTACAGCCGTGAATGATATGATACTATCTATTTTCGGGCTTGCCAAGCACTTAGATGTAGACCTGTTTTGGCACATCGAGCAGAAAATGAAGTATAACGAACTCCGTGAAAAGATGCACGGGAAGAAGTATTAACTCTCATAACAAAAAAATGGATGATAAACGAAAACAAATATTGGTAGATTACATATCCTACCTGTATACGACGGGTAGGAGCTATGATAGCATCGGGAAATACATCAAATATGTGACTGATTTTCTTGAAAATTCCGAAGAAATCAATCGTCGTGGTTATTATAAATATAAACATAAAAATGCTGATGCTATGGTGCGCCATTCGTTTATGTGTGAGGCTGTTTGTGATTTATTGTCTTATCTTAAAATCGGATATGGCCGACGGGAAAAGGCTGTAAAACCTTTGGAGAAACTTGAGGTTATTTCAGAGAAGAATAAGAAACTGCTTAATGATTTTATAATATGGTTGACTGATAACAATGATTATTCCTCTCACACAATTGATGTCTATTATACCTCGTTGAGAAAATATTTTGAATACGCCAATGAACTAAATATGGATAATTGCAGACGATTTATAAAAAGCCTTGAAGAGGAAAAACTTTCTCCAGCTACCATTCGATTACGTATTACAGCCATTGAGAAGTTCTCCAAATGGGTGAAGAAACCTATTGAACTGAAACGACCTAGAATGAAACGCAAGTTGGATGTAAACAATGTACCGACAGAAGAGGAATATAATAGGTTACTGGAGTATCTGAAAACAAAACTCAACAAGGATTACTATTTCTTCATTAAGGTATTGGGTACTACAGGAGCTCGGCTCTCGGAGTTTCAGCAATTCACGTGGGAGGATATAGCGGCCGGCGAAGTTGTTTTGAAAGGGAAAGGGAACAAGTATCGGCGTTTCTTTTTCCAAAAGCAATTGCAGAGGGAAGTGAAGGACTATATAAAGGAGACAGGCAAGTCCGGTACTCTTGCTGTTGGGAGATTCGGGCCGTTGACTCAAAGAGGTCTTTCACAGCATCTGAAAGTATGGGGTAAACATTGTGGTATCGATTCGAAAAAAATGCACGCTCACGCCTTCCGGCACTTCTTTGCTAAAATGTTCCTGAAGAAAACCAAAGATGTAATTCAATTAGCAGACCTTCTTGGTCATGGTAGTGTAGATACAACAAGAATTTATTTACAAAAAAGTTATGATGAACAACAAAGAGACTTTAATAAAAACGTTACGTGGTAGTGTAGCCCAGCTCAATGAATTGTCGGATATGACTGAAGGCATAGATGTTTATGACGCTGCCGGATATGTTGATACTGAATTTCTTATGGAAGCGCTTTCCTGTGTTAATACTTTTATGGATGCGAGTAATATGGTTATTACGAAAATATCCTCACTGTTAGCGCCGGACGCTCCGGTTGATGAAAGGAAGAACCAGGCTGATGAAGGTAAGAAATGGAATGTGGAAGAGATACTGAAGCATTGTACTCTTGAGGATAGTGTTCTTAGACTTCCGAAAGTACAATTCAATAAGAAATCCTATGCTGAAGCAAAGAAATGGATAGAAGAAGCTGGCGGCTCATGGCAGGGAGGTAAGATACAGGGATTCACATTTCCTTTTAATCCGGAACGTGTGTTCTCCATCTTGAAAGAAGGTAAGCGATGCGATTTGCAAAAAGATTTTCAGTTCTTTGAAACACCTGCTGATATTGCAGACTGGCTGGTAATGCTTGCCGGTGGAATTCACGAAACAGATACCGTACTTGAACCAAGTGCCGGACGTGGTGCTCTGATAAAAGCGATTCACCGGTCGTGCCCGTCAGTAACAGTTGAATGCTATGAACTGATGCCGGAAAACAGGGAGTTTCTTCATACACTTGATAACGTAATATTGCTTGATGAAGATTTTACGAAAGACAGTGTAGGACATTACACTAAAATTATTGCTAATCCTCCGTTTTCCGGTAATCAGGATATTGACCATGTAAGACTTATGTATGAACGCTTGGAAGAAGGTGGAATTCTTGCAGCTATTACCAGTCAGCATTGGAAATTCGCGTCTGAAAAGAAATGTGTTGACTTCCGGGAATGGTTGGAAGAAGTTCATGGAGAAGTTTTTGAAATCGGAGCCGGTGAATTCAAGGAAAGTGGAACAACTGTTAGTACTATGGCAGTTGTAATAAAAAAGTAATTCAAAACAAGAACAGATATGAATTTTAAATCATTGGTAGCTCAATTAGCAAATCGCATCAATCAGCCGCATGTGATTGAAATATATATGCGTAAAGTTTTTGCATCTGGTGTTGAGTGGCAGAAAAAGCAATCTCCATGGATAAGAGTAGAAGAACGATTACCAGATGAAGAGCAGCGTGTTTTAGTCGGATTTTTATATTACTATAAATACGATGATAGAGAAGCTGAATCACGTAAGCATATAGATGTATTCACGTATGAAAATGGTATATGGACTACTGATAGTGATATATCATATTTAGGAAAAAGTGTCGAAAAGGATGATATTAAGGTTATATGTTGGATGCCTATTCTGTCTTTCGATGAAATATTGGAAGCCAACAGAGATGTACTAGAACGGATTAAAAAGAAAGGAGACTGATGATGACAGCAAAAGAATTAAGTAAGTTAATCACTACTGGCAGAAAACTGAAAAAGTTTATTAAAGAAACTCTCCCTAAAATCAGAGAAGAGTTTCAAAGCCATAGCAATAGTGGAATAGATAAGCATACAGATGGATTTGGCAGAAGGGAGAGTATTCAGAGTATGAATATAAGTAATCTTTGTTATTCTTCTTTTTCTGGCAGTTATGGAAGTGGAGACACATATTCGGATATAGCAAATATGGATACTGATTTGATGCAGGAATACTTTATCAAATATCTGAATAGGCATAAGGATGAAATAATGGAGGGAGTAGCAGATTTAATGATAAATGATGCAAAATCAGGTCAAGAAGATGCTATTAAGGAAATAGACGAGTATAAAAAATCACTGCTAAAACTATTGGAGGAATAAAGAATAGAAATGAAAGCAATAACAATAAAACAACCGTGGGCTTCTTTGATAGTCCACGGTATTAAAAACATTGAGAACCGTACTTGGTCGTGTCCTAAGAAATACTTAGGACAGAGGGTACTGATTCATTCAAGCGGTAAACCTTTGAATTACGATAATTTCTATGATTCAATACTTACCAATGAGCAGTTATTGGCATTACCGGAAAACAAAGAGTGGAAAGATTTTAGTTTTTGTACAGGCTCCATTATCGGTAGCATTGAGATAGTGGATTGTGTACAGAATCATTCTTCCATCTGGGCTGAAAAAGAAGTTTATAACTGGGTATTAGCTAATCCAATACTTTTTGAAAGTCCTATTGAGAATGTAAAAGGTAGACTTTCTTTTTGGGATTATCTTGGTATCAAATAAGTAGAAATTGAACGTTCTGAATGCGGAAGTATAGAGAAAACTGTTGAATAATACAACCACTCTTTTCCCTATATTCTTGTACAGTTACAATAAATATAATAATTGGGTATATAATCATTTGTTTGTAGAATCAGCTATAAATTCATGAAAAAGAGAGTTAATAGTCTGAATTACGATTTCTTTTTCTGTATCATATCCAGATATAGGAAGTTCGAGGGCAATAATGTTATTGAATATATCAAATTTCTTTAATAAAGAAATTGTTTTGAGAGTTGATTGCGAGCTCATTGAATTGAATAGTATGACTGTTAACTCATCTGAGGATAATTGTGCTCTAAATATTTTAGAATAGTCATTGGGGTATTTAAAATTTTGGATTGAATCCAACAGATAATATATGTTTCTATGGTATTGCCCTAAATATTGTCCATATTGCCCATATAAATAATCTCCGACATTTCTTATGAACTTATAGAGCTGTTGGTATCTTTTTTCTATACAAATCCTATTACAGATTGATGCAACAATTATACGATACATTTCATGAATTTTGCTTGACATTATTATGCCTTTTATTTCGTATATAGTATCGTAATAATATTTGGGATCCCTACTTTTTAATAATACATTTAATTCTGTAGTTGAATGAACTCCAAACTTAGTATAAATCTCCAGAAATGCTTGCTCGTCTAACTTACTGACTTGTGTTAATTCTGATGGAAATTTTTCTCCATCTTTTATAAAATGATATATTACATAAGCATAGAATAATGAACGCGCTTCATGTGCGTATGCTTTGAATGCTTCAATTCCTGTTTTCTCAATTTGGTGTTCAGTATATTTGTTGGTGTCGACTTGATGCTGATATAATCCCAACAAATTATAAAATGTTGACCTTTCATTATCAATTTGTCTATTTATTTGTGAGTCTTTTATTGTATAAAGTACTCCAATGAAAGCAAGTAATCCTGTAATTGAACCTAAATAACTGCCGAAATCAGCAAAATCATTATGATTATAGGACAGTCCGTGATGAAATCTATATACATATACTAATATTAATATTAGAGTAAATATGGCTGTTGCAATTAATGCGTATTTGATTATATCTATTTGCGGTCTTTTCATTTTATTTGATTTTATATTTTATACAGCTACAAATGTAGTGTATTCTATTTTGAAGTTAATGTTTTTTTGAGTTTTTTACTAACAATATGTTGAATTTGGATATACGAGAGTTTGATATATCCTTTATTTTTTTGTGATGATGAGAAGAATGATTGTAACCGGCAGTGAGGGGTTTATAGGAAAAGCCCTTTGCCGCGAATTGACAAAAAGAGGTGTTGAAGTCATAGGACTTGATCGAAAGTCTGGTACTGAAGCCACAAAAGTATGTGAGCTCCTGAAAAATGGGGGTATTGATTGTGTGTTCCATTTGGCGGCGCAAACTAGTGTGTTTAATGGAAACCTGGAACAGATCAGGAAGGATAACATTGATACTTTCATGCGAGTAGCTGATGCTTGCAATCAAAATCATGTGAAGTTAATATATGCCAGTTCGTCAACGGCTAATCCGGAGAATACCACTTCTATGTATGGAATAAGCAAGTATTTCGATGAACAGTATGCATCTATCTATTGTAAGGCTGCGACCGGGTGCCGGCTGCATAATGTATATGGACCTAATCCGCGAAAAAGAACTCTTCTCTGGTTCCTGATGGAAAAGGAAAACGTGTCATTATACAACTGTGGTCAGAATATCCGGTGCTTCACTTACATAGATGATGTCATTGAGGGGCTTATCTATTCGGTGGGCTGTAACCGGCAGCTTATCAATATTTGTAACGTCCAACCTGTGACTACTATGTATTTTGCTTCTTTAGTAAAATACTACAAACCGCTTGAAATTGAGCTAATTAATGAAAAACGGGATTTTGACAATTTAGAGCAGTCGGTGAACCGGGATATCTATTTAGTACCTTTGTCTTACACATCTGTCGAGGACGGAGTAAAGAAGATCTTTGATGAAAGGAAAGGGAAAGATATGTCGTATTGATGACTGGGATAAGCCGGAAGCGGTGAAATATAAGAGCTGGTCTCATCAGGAACGGTTATGTGATCTGAAAGAAAAGGTATCACTTCATAAAAAGGGTGATATCTATTACATCTCCCAGTTCACCCGTTCCAAGACTGGTACCAGCTTTTCAGAAATTAAACAGTCGGAGGAACTTGCATCATTCTTTGCAGAGAGAGCGTGTGAGTTTCTCCACCGCTTCATAGTAGGGGGATATGAAGGATGGTGTATAGTCACCACACCGCGACGGAGACACAACGAGGGCTTTCATTTTTCAACCTCTATCTGTACGAAAATTGCGGGGGCGGTGAAAATACCATTCTATGAGAATGCAATCCAGTGCCTAACTAAAGATAGATTGAATCCAGAATTCTTTCTTCTTCGTCCGATAAAGGAAAAGAAAATAATAGTGTATGATGACATATTAACAACTGGCAGCACACTGCTTGCCACCTATGAGCTTTTAAAGGATAGAGAGCAGCTTCTTTTTCTCGTAGGAATAAATAACAAATGATATGGGAAAGCAAGAGAAACCATTAACATTCAAGCAAGAGAAATTCTGTAAATACTACGTTGATACAGAAGGTAATGCTAGTGAAGCATATAGGATGTCTTATGATGCGTCAAAGATGAAACCTGAAACGATTTGGAGTGCTGCTAGCAGATTGTTAGCCAATAGCAAGGTTAGTGCAAGGATAAGTGAGATTAAGCAACAGAGGGCGAAAGAGACTGAAGTAGAGAGGAAAACGGTCGAGAAGGTATTAATGGATATTGTACTCGCTGATCCCGATGATTTACATTATGTAGACCCTGTTACCGGGAAAACAAAGATGAGAAGTCCGTCCCAACTTCCAAAGCGCGCCCGTAATGCGTTGAAGAAGATTCAGAATAATAGAGGAGTGGTTAATTATGAGTTCAACGGCAAGACAGAAGCCGCCCGGATTCTTGGTGCCTGGAATGGATGGGAAGCCGATAAGAATGTCAACATCAAAGGTGGAGACGGAAATAAAGTCGGTGAACTTCGTATCGGATTTGAAGATAATGAGAATTCGGAAGAATAGAACAATTTGAACTGCAAAATCCGGTATTCATCCTACGGAGAAACCTTACTTTTAGAACAATATGGTTATAAATTATAAGAAGCTAAATCCTAACGGATTCTATCTATTGAAGTACTTGAATGATGAGACTATCCGTTTTATCATTCTCTATGGAGGTTCATCTTCCGGTAAGTCGTATAGTGTGGCACAAACAATACTGATACAGACATTACAGGATGGTGAGAACACTCTTGTCATGCGTAAGGTAGGAGCTTCTATTCTCAAAACCATTTATGAAGATTATAAGGTCGCTGCGATCGGTCTTGGCATCTCCCATTTGTTCAAATTTCAACAGAATACTATTAAATGTCTGGTAAATGGTGCGAAGATAGATTTCTCCGGTCTTGACGATCCGGAGAAGATAAAAGGTATCTCTAACTATAAGCGAGTTCAGTTAGAGGAATGGTCAGAGTTCGAGCATCCGGATTTCAAGCAGCTACGTAAGCGTTTGCGTGGTAAGAAAGGGCAGCAGATTATTTGTACCTTTAACCCGATCAGTGAAAGCCATTGGATAAAGAAAGAGTTTATTGATAAAGATAAATGGCATGATGTACCGATGACTGTTACCATTGCCGGCAAAGAGTTGCCGGAAGAACTTACCAAGGTCAAATCCGTAAGAAAGAACGCACCCAGGCAAATACTTAATCTTCGTACTAAGCAAATCGAGGAACAGGCCCCTAATACAGTTATTATCCAATCTACCTATTTGAATAATTTTTGGGTTGTTGGTAGTCCTGACGGTACGTATGGTTTCTATGATGAGCAATGTGTTGCCGACTTTGAGTATGATAGAGTTCACGATCCGGACTATTACAATGTGTACGCATTGGGAGAATGGGGTGTCATTCGTACCGGTAGTGAGTTCTTCGGTTCCTTCAATCGTGGCAAACATTCCGGTGAGCATAAGTATGTTCCGGACTTACCTATTCATATCTCTGTCGATAACAACGTGCTTCCGTATATCAGCGTATCATATTGGCAGGTCGATTTCACAACTGGTACCAAGGTTTGGCAATTCCATGAAACGTGTGCTGAAAGCCCCAACAATACAGTAAAGAAAGCTTCCAAACTTGTTGCAAAGTATCTGAAATCTATCCAATATTCTGATAGGTTATATGTACATGGTGATGCATCAACGAAAGCGGCAAACAGCATTGACGATGAGAAGCGTTCCTGGATGGACTTATTCATAGATACATTGCAGAAAGAAGGATTCGAGATTGAAGATAAGGTAGGCAACAAGAATCCGAGTGTTGCCATGACCGGTGAGTTTATCAATGCTATCTTTGATTGTACTGTTCCCGGTATAGAGATACACATTGACGAATCATGTTCGGTATCTATTGAGGACTACATGAGCGTACAGAAAGATGCTAACGGTGCCATTCTTAAAACTAAGGTCAAGAATAAAACTACCTTGCAGACTTATGAGGAGCACGGACACCTGTCTGATACGTTCCGATATGTCGTTGTGGATTTGTGTAGTGAGCAGTATATAGAGTTTAGTAACCGGCGAAAAAGAAACTTGTATGCTTGTAATGGCACTATTAATTTCTTCAATCCAGATACCGAATGTAAATACACTAAGAAGATTCTATATGTGATGCCGAATGTTAATGGGAAATTTGTCCTTATACAAGCGTTTAGATGTGGAAATAAATGGCATGTTGTTGATGTCGTATTTATGGATACTACTTCAACAGAAGATATACGTTCTTCTATTTTGTCCCATGAATCTGATTCATGTGTAATTGAATGTACAGATGCTTATTTCCCTTTTATCCGGGAACTCCGTTCTAGTACAAACAAGGAGATTCGTGTAATGAAAGAGTTTCCGGATGTAGATAAGCGTATTGCTGCAACATCTGATTATGTGAAAAATAGTATTCTTTTTTCTGCATCAAAAGTAGAATCTGATACGGAATATGTTGCCTTCATGAATAATCTGATGGACTATAATAAAGATAGTGAAACAAAAGAGGCCAGTGCTGTTTTGAGTGGGCTAGTACAGTTCGTTGTAAAATTAGGTTTGAATTGAATTGCGTTATATGTGATTGAAAATAAGGATGTTGTATTGTTGATATTATGTTTTCGTAATTTCAAGATTTTAGTGTTTTGGAAAACGGTTTTCCTTTTTACTTAGTTTTGCTCAAAAAGGAACCCAATGAATATTTTTTTTGATAATCTATTTGGAAAGAAATCTAAGACTAAAGGTGAAGTTGAAATAGTTACTTCATCTGAAAATAAGGATATAGATACTCAAAGTGGCAAGGCTGAAAAATGGTCAGTTGCATACATTGAGGACCTTACTAGTCCTATTGTAGCGGGCAGTAACTATCTAACGCTATTCAGTACGATACCTGAAGTCTTTTTCCCGATCGATTATATTGCATCGCGAATTGCAGGTGCTAATTTTCAATTGAAGAAAACTAAGGATGACAGTATAGTATGGGCGAATAAACGAATGAATGGCATACTTAGTCGTCCTAATTGTTTGATGCGTTGGAAAGAATTGATTTATCAGCACCATATTTATAAATTGTGTACAGGGAATAGCTTTATTCGTGCCGCTATGCCTGATGTCTTTTCTACAGCTGAAAAATGGAGATATTGCGATAATTATTGGGTGCTACCTTCTGATAAGACTATTGTAGAACCTGTTTACGGGAATATACCATTGTTTGGCATTGCCCAAACAGAAGATATTATTCGTAGCTATCGTTTGGAGTATGGTTGGAATGGTAGTTTGGAAATTCCTCCATACCAAATATGGCATGATAGAGACGGAAGTGCAGAGTTCTATTCAGGGGCTATGTTCTTGAAGTCCAAAAGTCGTCTTGCTTCCCAAAATAAGCCAATGTCAAATCTAATAGCTGTATATGAAGCTAGAAATGTGATTTATGTAAAGCGGGGTGGATTGGGCTTTATTGTAAGTAAGAAAACTGATGCTACCGGTTCAATAGCGTTGACTGACGATGAAAAGGAACAGCTTTTGAAGCAAAATTTTGAGAAGTATGGTGTAAGGAAGGGCCAGGTACCTTATGGTATTTCAGATGCAGACATTGACTTTGTTCGTACTAATCTTTCTATTGCAGAGTTACAGCCGTTTGAAGAGACTTTGGCTGATGCAATAAATATTGCAGGGGCATACGGCATCCCTGCCGTTCTTGTTCCGCGAAAAGACCAGTCCACATTTAGCAATCAGGCTACTGCTGAAAAGAGCGTATATTGTTCAACTGTTATTCCTATGGCCAAACAATTCTGCAAGGATTTTACAGCTTTCCTTGGTCTTGAAGGAGGGGGATATTATTTGGATTGTGATTTCTCTGATGTTGATTGTTTGCAGGAAGGATTGAAAGAATCCGAAGACGTAAAGACAAATATAAATAAACGTTGTCGTGAACAATTCTCATGTGGGCTTATAACACTCAATGACTGGCGTGCCCAAATAGGCGAAAGTATGATAGAAAATCCCTTGTTTGACAAATTGAAATTTGATATGTCAGATGAGGAACTGGATAAAGTAAATCGAGTTTTTAACACTAAAAGTGGAGATGAAAAAGATGGAAGAGAAAATCAAAAGCCTTCAGTACAAGACAAAGGCAAATGATGTTGATGAGAAGGGTATCGTTACCGTTGCGGTGAACGGTATCGGTGTGAAGGACTCACAAAATGACATATCTATGCCCGGCTCATTCAATAAGACATTGAAAGAAAATATTGGTCGGATGCGTTGGTTCCTGAATCATCGTACAGACCAGTTGTTAGGTGTTCCGTTGAGTGGTAAGGAAACAGAAGGTAATTTGGTTATGGTCGGTCAGTTAAATCTTGAAAAACAGATTGGCCGTGATACGTTAGCTGATTATAAGCTGTTTGCAGAGAATGGGAGAACCCTTGAACACTCTATCGGAGTAAAAGCTATCAAAAGGGATTTGACTGATCCTTGTAAAGTGCTTGAATGGCGTATGATGGAATATTCTACATTGACAAGTTGGGGAAGTAATCCTCAAACATTCCTTGTGAATATCAAATCTGCTACTGCCGACCAGGTAAAGGAAGCTGTTGATTTCGTCCGGAAAGCGTTCTTGCAGCATGGATATAGTGATGAACGTTTAAAAGGATACGATATGGAATTAAGTTTATTACTGAAGAGCCTCAACGGTGGTGCCGTTGTCTCATGTCCTCATTGTGGTTATCAATTTGATTATGATGCAGAAACAGAGCATACCTTTGCCCAACAGGTATTAGATTATGCTGCTGATTATCAGAGATGGATAACACAGGACATTGTAAGGGAAGAAATGGAGAAGCTCACTCCGGAGATTAGAACCCAAGTAATTTCTCTTATTGATTCTGTCAAATCAGAAAAGAAAGAATTTACTCAAAAGGGTCTACAAGACCTTATGAATTATGTAAGATGTCCCCACTGTTGGGGAAAAGTATATCGTTCGAATGCTATTCTGCAAAACACTTCTGAAAATACCACCGGAAAAAATGAGCCGTCTGTTGACACTCAAGAAAAGAATGACGGGGAAAATGGGAACGATGAAGTAACGATTAAAGCCGCTGATAATGGCACTTTACTCGATTTCAAGAGTTTGAATAGCTGTTTCGAGAATAAATAACTTAAAATTTAAATTTTATGCCTAAAAAATTTACAGTATCAGATTTTAATCTGAAAACAGACGGTCTGCCGGCAGAACAGAAAACTTTCATGGAAAACATTGTCGGCATGATGTGTGAAGTAGTTAACAAGTCACTTGAAGGATTTGCCTCACCGGAGGAGGTAACGAAACAGTTTGGTGACATCAATAATCTATTGAAAGCCTATGATGGAGAAAAGTTCCAGCAATTGGTAAAGGACAACGAGCAACTTGTAGAACAAGTTAAAACTCTAGGTGAAAGTATCGAGAAAATGAAGCAGAAAGGTCTTTCTATGGATACTATCAACAAGTTCGATGAGAAGTTGAACGAGATGCTTGATTCTGAAAAATTCAGAGATTTCGCAGAAGGAAAAACACGCAAATCAGGAGAATTTGACGGCTTCTCCTTGAAAGATGTCGTTTCCATGACTGACAATTACACCGGTGATTTGTTGATTACTCAACAACAGAAACGTGTTGTGACTCAGGTTGCCAACAAAAAGTTGCATATGCGTGATGTATTAACGACGTTGACTGCTGATCCTGCATACCCTCAACTTGCCTATGCACAAGTATATGCTTTCAACCGCAATGCCCGTTTTGTAACAGAGAATGGGCGTTTGCCTGAATCAAGCATCAAGGTAAAAGAGATACAGACAGGAACTAAGCGCCTTGGTACTCATATCCGTATCTCAAAACGTATGTTGAAATCAAGAGTGTACATTCGTTCCTACATCTTGAACATGCTTCCTGAAGCTGTTTGGATGGCAGAAGACTGGAACATCTTGTTTGGTGACGGTAATGGTGAGAATTTGCTTGGTATTATTAATAATACTGGGGTGACTTCTGTAGAGAAGATTATCAGTACAGCCATTGTTACAGGTGCCGCCGGTGCTGTAAAAGCTATTACCGGATATAACGGTGATAAGGATGTGATTGTAGAGTTTGCAGAACCACAGGATTTGATTCTTGATGGAATGAGTATCACGTTCGCTGGTGCCGCTGTTCTTACAGAACTGAACAAAACACACGCTCTTGTGAAAATGGAAGATGGTCGTATCCTTATTTCTGGTGTCGCGTTCTCCGGTGCTGAAACGGCTACGGATAAAATGACATTCAGTGTTCATGAAGCCGGCTTTAAGAACATTGAGGAACCCAACTCTGAAGATGTAGTGAAAACAGCTTTCGCCGCAATGACATATGCCCAGTATTTTCCGAATGCTATTATTCTTAATCCAATGACTGTTAACGGTATGGAATCAGAAAAAGATACGACAGGACGTAATCTTGGTATCGTTAAAATGGTTGATGGGGTGAAATATATTGCCGGTCGTCCGATTATCGAGTATGGTGGTATTCTTCCAGGTAAGTATCTTTTAGGTGACTTTAACCAAGCCGCAAATTTGGTTGATTATACCACTTTGACACTTGAATGGGCTGAAGATGTGGAGACCAAGCTTTGCAATGAGGTTGTGTTGATGGCACAAGAAGAAGTTATCTTCCCGATTTATATGCCGTGGGCTTTCGCTTATGGGGATTTGGCCGCATTGAAGACTGCAATAACTAAAGCGTAGGATTATGGATTACATACTTAGAGGTAACGATAAGGATGTAACCAATGTGCTTAAAGAGCAACGCATTCGGATTAATAGAGGGATGATTCAACTCATCCCTATTTCCGAATGTGGTCTTGTTACAGAAGAAGATGCCCGAAAGACATTGGAATGTATGCTTGCAGAAAAAAATGAAGAGATTGGCAGGCTTACTGCATCCATTGCAGAGAAAGATAAGACAATTGTTGAACTGACAGAAGAGCGTGAAACAATGAAAGCTCGCATTGCAGAACTTGAAGTACAGGTGCCTTCTGATGAAAAGAATCTTCCGGTTGCCGATTCAAAAGATTTGCAAGAGGAAGATGCCAAGGAGGTAACTGTTACAGATGATAAAGCCGTTTCCGTAGAAGATGAAAAGAAAACCGGGAAAGGCAAGACTTCTAAATAACTATCGCTATGTTGATTGATGTTTCATATTTTATGTCAGGTCCCAGGCATATTGAGAATGTTTCGGTCGCTGAAATGCCTTCGCCCCAATCTCTTGCTGTGAATGAGGTGATAAATGGGTATATTAAGGCATTTCAGCCCGAATTTCTCCGGAATGTTGTTGGTGTGACTCTTTCCCAAGCTATCACAGATTATTTGGAGCTTATTGAACGGGAAAAGGAAGATTCTTCAGATGAAGTTGATATTTCAGAAGAGAAGGAAGCCCCCCAGTCCGGATATGCAGTATTATGCGAGAAGCTGTGTGAACCGTTCGCTGACTATGTCTTTTATCATATTCTTCGTGACGCAAACACCCAGGCTACAATAACCGGGCTTGTCCGTTTGAAATGTGCTAATGAATATATAGCTCCTTTGAAGAGACAAGTAAGCACATGGAATAGCATGGTAGAGAAGAATAAACAGTTTGTTGAATGGGCTATGTCGAATGATTGTCCTTTCGATGTGAAAATAACCAAGAATCTTTTGACCCCAATTAATGCTTTCAATTTATGATAGATTTAGATATAACAGAACTGTTTGAGGAGATTGTAAAGGAACTTCCAGAAGGGCTTGAAATTCTCTATCCAAATGGGAAAGGGGGAACTAAAGTTATGAAGTCCCCAAGGTTGAATTACATCTTCGGTAGCAGTCAATATATCAAAGATATTTTAGATGAATACAGTAAGTCTTCTGCCCAGTCTGAAAGGAAGTTTCCATTGGTTGCACTATTCACTCCAATTAGTGAGGATAGAGGTGATGCGGATTATTTTTCAAAAGCAAAGGTTTCGTTAATTATAGCATGTTCTTCTTGTAAAGAGTGGAGCAATGAGATGCGCAGAACCACATCTTTTAAAAATATCCTTCGGCCAATCTATAAACGTTTATTGGAAGTATTATATGAAGATTCTCGGTTCGACTGCGACTATGACGAAAAAGTGAAACATAGTTATTCAGAAAACTATTCATATGGCAGATACGGAGCCTATACAGATTCCGGTGAGGCTGTGAGCGAGCCGATTGATGCCATAAATATACGCTCGATGGAAATAAAAATTAATAATCTTAATTGTAGAAGAAAATGAGAAAGATTAGAACGTGTAAGGGTTCCCGGATGAACACTGGTAGTTCTGCTTGTAGCATTGACTGGAAAAAGGTCAAAGGTGCTATCTTGACAGAACATGGTGTCAAACTCCCTGCTGATATAACAGGTGAGAAGTTGCTCGAATTGTGCCATGCAGACCGTCCCGGGCGTATTTACCCTATTTTGCCATTCCTGGAGTATGCCAAGAATGGTGGAGAGCCTCAAGTTAATCCTGTAGGGTACGGTGCAAGTGAATACAACGGGCTTAGCGCTCAAACAGACACCTTCACTTTGAAGAAATTTGATGAGGTTTTGAATGCCCAGCTTCTGAAATGTGCCAATAAAGGATGGGACGTTTACTTTTGGAATCAGGATAATATGTTGATCGGTTATAATGATGACACTGATATCCTTGCCGGTATTCCGATGTCTACTGTTTACCCGACCGTGACACAGTACCCGACCAGTAGTGCTAAGTCTGCGATGACTGTTAGTTTTTCACATGAAGATGTGGAAGACAGCCAATTGCACTTTGACTACGTGCAGTTAGACTTCAATCCCAAGAATTTCGTTAAAGGCTTGGTTGATGTTGTGTTTCAAAAGTTGGAGGCCGAAAATACTTACAAAATAGTTGAAGTTGTTGGTGGTTATGACCGTACAGAAGAATTTGGCAGTCTTATTGCTGATGGTGCTGCTGAAGTTATGAATAACGTAACTTCTGCTACATATTCGGATGGTATCATTACCATTGTTCCTAAAGCCGGGGCGGTTCCTTCGTTGAAAGCTCCTTCTGTATTGTATGAAAAAGGAATCAGAGGTATCGAGCAGGTGTCATGAAGGTAGATAATGTTACGTTCGTCGAGGTTGCTGTGAAGGGCATGACGAAGGAAGAGTTTATTAATGCGCACATTAAAGTCGTGTGGCAGGAACTGAAGGAAGCTGACCGCAAGAAGAAGCTCTCGGAAGTGTACGATGCGATAACTAAGTAACCGACGGGCTGGGGTGTGATTACAGCCCGGCCCGTTATATTTTTACTGTATGGCAGATTTTGATGAATTACATAGAGTTATTCATTCCATTGCATCCGGGTTTGAAGAGGAATGTATTAGGTGTATGGAAGAACATAAGAATGTGCTCGTTGATTGCATTCAGGAGCAATTATATTCCGGTCTGGACGGTACTGAACATCTATTGAATCCTGATTATGATACTGACACCTATTTTAACGAGCCCGGTCCCTGGCAGAACCGTGCGGAACAATATAAACGATGGAAGGAGAGGATAACTCCACCTCTTAGAAGTGAGATGCTTTATTTGCCACCGCGTCCGGTTGAGGTACCTAACCTCTTTATTACTGGTACTTTCTATGATAGCATAACTGCCGATAGAATTGATTCCGGGCTTCGATTCTCAACGAAAGGATTTACGGACGGTAGTTCTATTGAGAAGAAATACGGTGAGCAGATTTTAGGCATTGGTGATACAGCTAAAGAGTACTTTAATATTATGTATCTCCGTCCCTGGATGGAACGTTTCTTTTCAGAATGTGGATATCGGTAGAAAATGGCTTGTAGTTGCGAAATAAAAAAGATGCAGAGTGAACTGGAACGTATCAGTGATCTTGCAAAGAAAGCAGCTGTCTTGGATGGTTGCATGTATGTCGTTTATCAGAAAGAAGATGGTACCTATGCTTTTGATAAACTAGGAGTTGAGATAAAAGGAAAGATTGTTGAATATAGACATTACCTGTAATTATGGCAGATTTAAAATTAAAAGATTTCGTTGATGAGAACGATTTGCAGAAATTGGTGGAGCTTGATAATACTATTGAGCGTGTGAGGGCTGATTATGTTAATGCGGCCAAAGAATTAGCAAAAGGTTTGAAACTAAATGTAGAAGGCGTTGCTGATCTTGAAAAGTTGAGTAATCTTTATAATACCCAAGCAAAAACGGCTGGCTCTGCATCTGCTGAATTAACCGAGGCTCTTAGAAAACAGTCTGAAATAACTCAAACTGTCAGTAAGAAGATAGAGGAAAAGCTAAATGTAGAGAAATTATCTGCTGCTGAATTGAAGAAACTAACCAAGGCAAACTCGGATAATGCTGCGTCCTTGGAAAAGGCTGTTAAAGCGGAAGCTAACTTGACAAAAGCGCAGAATGCCGGTAATACTACTCGTAAGAAAGCTGTTTTATCTGAAGAAGAACGTTTAAAACTTATCAGAACTGCTATTACCTTGACTAATCAGGAAGTACATAGCCGTTCACAAGCAAAGGAAATGAATAAGCAGCTACAAAAGGCTGTTGATGTTTTGAAAGATACGGATGAAAACTATATTCGTACACTTGCCCGTCTTAATTCTACTATTGGAATCAACACTGATTACATAAAGCGAAATTCCGATCGATATAGTCAACAGAAAATGACCATTGGTGCATATCGGGAAGAAGTAAAGGCGGCATGGATTGAAATACAGAACGGTAATAAGTCCATGCAGAACATGGGAATTATTGCCCGGAATGCTGGAATGATGCTTAAAACGGAGATGGCTCCTGGGCTAAACAAAGTTGGTGCAGGATTGAAAGGGTGGGCTGCTGGATATATTGGTGCACAAGCTGTTGTTAGTGGAGTTGTTGCTTTATTTACAAAACTGCGTGAAGGAGTAGGTGATATTGTTAAATTTGAATTAGCTAATAGTAGGCTTGCTGCAATATTAGGAACCACTTCTGATAAAGTGAAGGAGTTAACTGCGGATGCTCAACGTTTGGGTGCTACAACGAAATACACTGCATCCGAAGCTACGGATTTGCAAATAGAACTTGCTAAACTAGGTTTTACTCGAAAAGAAATATTAGATGCAACAGAGCACGTTCTAAAATTTGCACAAGCTACCGGGGCAGAATTAGCAGATGCGGCTTCATTGGCAGGTGCTTCTCTTCGTATGTTTAATGCTGATACAAGAGAAACTGAAAGATATGTGTCTGCGATGGCTGTCGCAACAACCAAAAGCGCATTGTCGTTTTCATATCTCGCTACTGCATTACCAATTGTTGGACCGGTTGCAAAAGCCTTTAATTTCAGTATTGAAGATACTTTGGCTTTGTTGGGTAAATTATCGGATGCCGGCTTTGATGCTTCAATGGCTGCTACTGCTACCCGTAATGTTTTTCTAAATTTAGCTGATAGTAATGGAAAGCTGGCAAAGGCGTTAGGTAAGCCCGTTAAAACATTGCCTGAGTTAGTTGAAGGATTGAAATCGCTAAAAGAAAAAGGGGTAGACTTGAATACTACTCTTGAATTAACTGATAAGCGTAGTGTTGCCGCTTTTAATGCCTTTCTCACCGCTGTTGATAAAATATTACCACTTAGAGAACAGATTACTGGTGTAGAACGTGAATTGGGCGATATGGCTCACACGATGGGAGATAATGTTCATGGAGCTCTTGCTAACTTATCTTCAGCATGGGAAGCGTTTATGCTTTCTTTCTCCGAGTCAACGGGACCTGCTAAGGAGTTTCTTAATTGGATGGCTGATAAAATAAGAGGTATCGCCAATGATTTGAAATCTCCTGAAGAAAAAATAGAAAAGATAGATTATAATTTTAGAACACTTGCAAAAAAAGATGCGAACAAAAAGTTATTGGAAGTAGAAAAAGATTTTCAGGCAGAATATAAGAGGCTTATTGATGCTGGTGATACAGAGGAACAAGCATACACAAAAGCTGTTATTCAAATGAAAAATAAACGTATTGAAGTAACGGCCCAAGAGAGAGAAGCTTTAAAACGGATGAAAACTCGTGCTCAATATGCAACATCAGAGTTTGAAGATATGTCTTGGATAAAGAATGGTGCTGCTAAAATGTTTGGCTATTACACGTCGGAAGCAGAAAAAGCGGATAAGGCTCAGTTGGAATTTTCTAAAAACTTATTCAAAATAGCATCTAGCGATGAGTTTAATCGTGGACTTGATGTGATTGCAGAAAAGTTCCGTCCAAAGGGTAACGACAAAAATGGTTCAGGTATAACAGTCCTTACTGATAAAGAAAAACGTGAACAGGAAAAAGCTCTCAAAGAGAAGCTGAAAATTCATGAAACTTATCAGGAGTCAGAACTAGCTCTTATGGATGAGGGACTGGAGAAAGAACTTGCTAAAATTGGTGTTGCTTACTCGAAGAAGATTGCTGCCGTCAAGGGTAATAGCAAAGAGGAAATTGCTACACGTCAGAATTTAGCTAAGGAAATGCAGGAAAGGCTAGATGAGTTTACTATTAAGTATAATTCTGATCGTGAGAAGAAGGATGTTGAGAACGCTCTTGCTGTTGTAAAAAAGGGGTCCCAGGAAGAACTTGATTTGAAATTGCACCAGTTAGAATTGCAACGTGAAGCAGAAATTGATGCAGCAGAGAAAACAGGTGAAGATGTAATATTGATAGATGAAAAATATGCTAGGAAAAAACAAGAGATTTACGGAAAGTATGCTTCTGATCAGGTAGCATTGATTGCGGAAAATGCAGCCCATGAGCAAGAGATACGTGACGCTGCGTATGTAATGGATATGCTTGCTCTTAAAAAGAAGTTAGCATCCAAGCTAATAACAGAAGAGCAATATGCGATAGAGGAATACAATTTACAACTTGAATATGCACATAAGACTACTGAAGCAGCGATTGAAGCTTTGGAACTGGAATTAACCGTTGAGAATATTACTGCTGAAGAACGTACTAAGATTGTTACTCAGTTGTATGTTTTGAAGGCTGCTCTCGCTAAAAAGGAGGCAGAATTACAGATAAGTGCTATTCAAAATATTACTAAAGCTGAAGATAAAGCGTTAAAAGAACGCCAAAAGAATCTCAAAAAATGGTTGCAAACTGCATCACAAGCTGTAGGGACTATTGGAAATCTTGTTTCTACACTTTATGATGCTCAAATTGATAAGATAGAGGAAGAGCAGGATGCTAATGATGAAAAATATGATAAAGATGTTGAACGGGTTGATAAACTGGCAGAGTCAGGTGCTATTTCCGAAGAAGAAGCAGAAGCGCGTAAACGTGCTGCAAAATCTTTGACAGAAGCAAAAAATGCTGAACTAGAAAAACAAAAACAAGAAATGGCACGTAAACAAGCCATTTGGGAAAAGGCGACTAGTGTCGCTCAAGCTGGAATAGCCACTGCACTGGCAATAACTGAAGCTTTACCGAATATTCCTTTATCTATTGTTATTGGTGCCATGGGAGCAATTCAGGTTGCAACTATTCTTGCAACTCCTATTCCTTCCTATGCAGACGGTACTAAAGGTAATGATAGGCATCCTGGCGGTACCGCTTTAGTTGGTGATGCTGGTAAACATGAGGTTATCATGTATTCTGGAAAAGCATGGATTACTCCTGATGCTCCAACTTTAGTTGATATTCCTAAAGGTGCACAAGTCTTTCCTGATGTTGATAAGGTAGATATCTCTAATTTTGATATGCCGGATTGGGACTTTCCTACATTTTCACCGACATATTTTGCATCTTCTTCCGGTGACACCATTGTTTTCAATGATTATTCCCGATTAGAAAAAAGAGTTGATAGAACAAATCTCCTTTTGATGAAGAGTCTTAAAATGCAGCGTCAGGATGCGTCTAACCGTGATTTTGAACTGTATAAGTTGTCTAAACTGAAATAGCTATGATTGAAAGATTAAATCAGATAACATTGAATGATTTCATTGAGCTTTCATGTGGAAACTATGCTTGTTTGCTTTCGGGTCGCGGATCTGTGTCTGAAAGCATGCTTAAAGAGATGGCATCTAAATTAATTATCGAATACAGAAGCATTGTTAATCCTTCAGGTATGCAGGCTATGATTATGGACAAAGAGGATATGGTGAAGGAACGTGCCAAACTATTGAGCCTTCGTATATGTCAGACTCTTGTTTCTCTTGGCTTTTATGATGATGTTCGTCAGGTGTTGGGCCAACTAAATGTAGATATCCGGGATATGAGTGATGAGCAAGTTATATCGAAGCTTGATTATTTACTTCATTCTGCAATTTTTGAGCAAAAACGGAATGAGGAGAGACGCAGTGAGGAACATAAAGGAAGTAAGGCTACTCCTGAACAAATTCGTTCTTCTTTTGATGCAGAGATTGCTTTTCTAATGACATTCTTTAAAATGAGTATTGATTCCCGCGTAATTAATGCTGCTGTCTATGCGAATATCGTTCATCAAGCTGATGTTGAAATATCGATCAGAAAAAGAAGCACATGATAATATTGGTATTACATATATGCTGTAATTCGATTAATTTTTAATTAAAGCGAATTATTTCATACAGTCGTTTGTACATCTCCTTTAGAATCACAAACGACTTTTTTATGAATAGAAAAAACAGCATCCATTGTATAAATAGGCATTTATACAATGTTTTATTGTCAGAATTACGTACATTAGAGACGAAGTGTAATCGGATAACGGCAGAAGTGTCCGAGGTAAAAAAAATGATTGCCTTATTGCCCCCCGATATAGGCACTCTTATTAGTTCAATCGAGCGTTCTGCTAAGGAAATGCACGAACAAAGTATCATGCACCGGAAATATGTGGAAAGGTGCATTAATGGCGAACCGAAGATACACCTAATAAGGAGGGCTGACAATGGACTTTGAAAAGGAATTATCAGAAATATATCCTTGGATATTAAAGGTGGCAAGAAAATTCTGCTGTTCCATGCAAGATGCTGAAGACTTAGCCGGTGATACAGTTTATAAGCTACTTGTGAATCGTGATAAATTTGATTGTTCTAAACCACTTCAACCGTGGTGCCTTATTATAATGAGGAATACTTATATAATAAGATACAATAGAAATTCCCTTATACATTTTACAGGGCTTGATATGGTAGACGGAAGTGCCATTTCTAACTGTACAGCTCATTCAATACTGTTTGATGATTTGGTTTCCACAATACAACGGTGTGCTAAAAAATCCCGTTGTATTGATAGTGTGATGTATTATGCTAGTGGGTATTCATATGATGAGATAAGTGAAATCCTGAACATTCCTGTTGGAACTGTAAGAAGTCGTATTTCTTCTGGTCGGAAAATGCTACTTCAAGAATTCAAATATTAATAGTGTGACTTATTAGAGAATTAACTTTATAATATCACGAAAATATATTATGTTTGAATATTTAATTTTGAATAATTTTTTTATAAACTATAATGGATGAAAAAATAATAACCACAAATGAATTGGAGGTACTTGCTAATGAATTTTATGGTTCTAAAATAACGCAAGAAGAGTATTTTTCTAGGTTGGATGATATAGATTGTTATCAGGCACATTATTTGAAAGCACGTGTGTATTTGGATAAGCAAGATTTATCTAACGCAATGATAGAAATTAATACTTCTATTCATATGATTGAAGCGTATGATGAAAATGATTTAAAGTGTGAGTTGGGAACTTTTTTCCCTTCTTTGCAAGCATATGTTTATAGAGCTGCAGGAGAAATATATGCAATCCTAGGTGAACAAGATAAAGCGACTGAATTTTACATAAAGTCACAGTATTATTCTATCCAATTAAAGTCTGATTTTGACGGTGTAAAGTCAGGAATTGTTTATTCATTTAGAAGTGTGAGTATTTATTCTTTGTCTGATTTAATATCAAATACTATAACAGTGTGTCATCCTTCTAAAATGAATGACCCCTTTGATAGTCTATTTCTTTTGTGGTCAAGTGAAAGTAATTTGAATAGAATTTGTAAAAATAATGCTCATATAAAGCCTTTCAGTGACTCTTTTCAATATTTTAAAATTAGAAGTTTTGTCGGAAATAAAAAATTAAGTTTAGATAATAACCTAATAAGAAAGGTGGTCATGTGGTCTCATTATGCTGATGCTCATAAAGGTTTTTGTATTAGATATAAACTTTCAACGGTATTTATAAAACAGGCTCAGGGTAATGGTTATTCTCATAAATATTTAAAGAGGGTGCATTATCTCTCTAAAAATGAGAAATGTGATATTTTAACTAAAAAGAAAGATACAAATAGTTTGTTTATATGGAAATCTACAGAATGGAAATATGAAAATGAAATAAGATTAATTAGTTATGACCCAAGCTGTAAAGATGATCATCTTCAAATTCCTCTTGATAAGAACTCTATGATTGAAGCGATTTATTTCGGTTATAGATGCGTTGAAAGTAATGTAAAGAATATAATGCAAATTTTAGGAGAAGGAGTTCAGTATTTTAAGATGGATTATGATCCTAATAACGTTTATAAGTTGAAAGTGAATAAAATCTTATATAAAGACTATATTGATACATAGTTTTTAAGTTGATTCCGGTTACCTTATAAATTCTATTTTTACTAGATAATTTCGTAATATGCTTAAAATCTGATGCTTACATCTGTGTTTTGTAATGCGTGATTTTCAAGAATTTAGCCAATCGGAAAACCGGTTGGCTTTTTCTATATATTTGCTCGTGAACGTTCAAAAGGAGTTAAAATGCTTTGTAAATATGTACTTACCGTTGATAGTATTTCCTATGATATTCCCAAATCTTGTATTCAGAATTGGGATGAAATAAAGTTTTCCCGTAAACGCTCCGGACTTGAAGGAATAACTAGAACCTTTACTTCAAAATTCCAGTTTGTGGGAGAAGCCTATGATCTCATATTGGAGGAGTATTTGAGCAAATACCTAGCTTCTAATGCTAGTATCACTGTTTATACTATAACTAATTCTCATACTTATGAAGAATTCTTCAGTTGCCGACTGGATTTCGGTTCATTGACCTATGATGGAAATACTGTTTCTATTAATTTGATAGATGATAGTGTCGCTAGTATCATAAAAGCCAATAAAGGTACACAGTACGAGTATTTGGTAGATGAGATAAAAGATACATATCAGCTTTATTATGATAGACTACCGTTTAATTACTACGCGAACTATATATGTGGTGGATACTCTTTAGAAGATGGAGGGCAATATGTTGATTTCTCAAGAGATATAACAGGAAAAACTATATTCCAGTCTCTTCCATTGGAAGTCGTAGAAAAAGACTTACCAGAATCAGATAGTCCTGTAGAAATAAATTCTGTGACTTTAGATACTTCTGTACCTGCTTTTTTAAGGGCGCATAAACCAGTCAAGGTATATATAACCCCCGAATTTAACTTTTATTTAGGCAGAGGAGATGTAATGTTGACACTTGCTAAAGTTGATGGGAACGGTACCACAAGCACTATTGCGAGTTGGATAAATACCGATTATTCAGGAAATACACATACAACAGAAAAAGACACTTATAGACCCGAACAATATCGGGATGTCTATGCAATAGACCTTCAAGATGGTGAATGTCTTCAATTTGTCATACATGATCCGATAGGTAATATGAATGTTAACGGACTTGGAAAGGTGTATTTTTCTAAATATTCACTACAGATAAAATGGACTTCAATAGCATCACCTATCAATATAGATGTGGTAAAACCTATTACTGTTCTGAATAGTTTGCTCAAAAGTATGAATGGTGGTAAAGAGGGTATAAAAGGCGAGATAGCTTCCGGTGTAGACAATCGGTTGGACAATTGCCTTATTTTGGCTGCCGAAAGTATTCGTGGGATATTGTCTGCTAAATTATATACCTCATATACGAAGTTTGTAGACTGGATGGAAGCCTGTTTTGGCTTTGTTCAGAGGATTGAGGGGGATATTGTAAAGTTTGTCCATCGTGACAGCTTATTTACTTTTAATGGTAATAAGAATATATCAAGAAACATTTCAGATTTTCAATTTAAAGTAGACAGTTCTAGGATATATGCACGAGTTAAAGTTGGTTATGATAAAGTTGATTATGAATGCTTGAATGGTCGTGATGAATTTCGATTTACTGCTGAATATACTACTGGATTGCAAGTAACAGATAATACACTAGAGTTAGTGAGCCCTTATCGTGCAGATGCTTATGGCTTGGAAATCGTGTCACAGAAAAGGGGAAGTAGTTCTACTGATAACGAAAGTGATAATGATGTGTTTATCGTTGGCGCAATGCTCGCTTATAATAAGGTTATTGGGAAAGCGGAATATGTACTAGAAAGGAATGCGGATTGGAAGATTGCAGGTGTTCTAAATCCTGATGCAATGTTTAATGTTATGTATTGGCAGAAAGCTATGTTGAAAGCTAATGCTAAGTATATTGGCATGTTCGCTGATTCTCTTCATTATGCTTCTTCGGATGGGAATAGCAATGTTATAGTCAATGATGTGAAATTAACTGATGACTTTATACTTGAAGAGCATTTGGTCACTTGTGGAGATGTTTCATTTACAACCTTTGATGAGGATATTCCACAAACAGATGATGGAACGATTAAGATTCAAAAAGGTGGCCTTGTTTACGAAGGTTACATCAAAGAGGTGAGTAGTACAGTTGAGAGAAACGAGGGAGTGAAGTATGATTTATTTGTCCGTTCAATAACAAAAGCCTAGAATATGATTATAAGTCCGTTTACCCCACTGTTTTTTTCTCCGTCTACCGATAAATTTGGAGCGAAAAGTAAATATGTGCAGTTATTCGCACGTACAGACAGGATTTTTGTTGAATTGATTTTGACACCCAAAGAGCAGGAGCCTATTGTTTACATTAATAATCTTTTAAGTAATATATCTACACTTGTATCATTAAGCTCATGGAAGATGAATGATGATAAGATTCTCTATTTCTATAACATTTCATTGCTTCCATGTGGATATTATACTGTAACAGTTAATGGGAATACGAGTGAGATTTTTAAAGTTACGGATGATGAGTGTGAGTTATCAGAAACCAGCCTTATTCAGTATTCAATGAAAGATAATAAGCAGCGTCTTGATGCTGTCTGGTGGATAGATGGGATGCAATACTTTTTTGATTTTCGAGTTCCTGGTGGTTTCAAAGATAACGGATGGACGTTCGGTGTGGATAATGAGCAGTTCGTGACTTCTGATGAGGATATTGTTGAGCTATTCAGCCACGAATATACAACTATATTATTCACGCTTGGAAATGGGATGGGATGCCCTGTATGGTTTGCTGAATTATTGAATCGTGTCTTATGCTGTAATTACGTCTACTTTGATGGTATTCGATATGCAAGAAAGGAAAGTAATGTTCCGGAACTTAACCAGCAAATCGAAGGATTGAAGAGTTTTGTATTCAATCAAATGTTACAGAGGGTAAAAACGATTAATCCTGTTTTGGAGTGGAACAACCAAATGTCTATAAGAAGAATTCAAAATGATACTTATAGGATAACATCTGACAGTGGAGAGTTGAGGAGCATAAAGTCTGGTGGTGAAGCTGTAGAAGAATATACGTCAGTAATCACCGGTAAGTTGTATGTGCATTATCAGAAGATTATGACTAGTCTTTTTACATCTCATAATTATAGTTGTAAAGTGATTTTGGATAAACCGGCTAATAGTGGGGTGACGTTCATGATACCTTTTAATCTCACAAGCGCTGGTGTCGTAACTTCGGAAGTTAATCAGATTACAGTTGTCTTGGGAGGTTATTCGAATGAAGTTCAATTTTCTCAAAAGGGAAGTTCATACGATATTGATTTATTATCAGGAGGTATATTAGAGTTCTTGAAAGGAACTGATGATAGGACTTATTATGAGGTGACTTGGGACGGTGAATTTGTTGATACGTTACCTGTTGCTTCTGATGAAGTTTCTGATCCGTCATCAAATTAATATAATAGTTTTAAACAATAAAGATAGAATAAAATGACAGAGTCAGAGAAACAACAAATTATTAGCCTTGTGCTACAAGCGTTGAAGACAAACAGTCTTACAATAGAGCAACTGACTGATACAACAGAGCTATCTAAAGATATGTACGTTGAAGTTAGCGGCGGTCGGAAAATATCTATTGATTTACTTTCAAGTACCATTGCTAAAATGGTGAATGGTGATTTTGATGCATTAGTGGAGAATGTCAATAAGATTGCAAAAGATTTATCGGATGGAGACGCCGAGTTATTGAAACGTATAACAGGAGTGTCTGATAAATCCAATCCTTTGACTGACCCATTTAAAAGTATTGGCTCTTTTACTACTATTGGTAGCTTTAAAGATAAATTAAAAACAATGTATTCTGGGGATTCTTCTATTGGGAATTATCGGTGTATTTTGTCTGTTGATTCGTCTAAGATTCCTGTAAATATACAAATTGAACGGTTGGAGCTTAATAAGGTTTGTCAATCATTCACTTCGTGTATACAACTGGCTACCATGTCAGACAATGCCGAAGGTGTATATTTAGGTACAGTTTGTACAATCTCACGAATAGGTATTGTTTCCAATGAGAGTGTTACATGGGGCAAATGGACCTCTGTAATAAATGACTTTGAGGAAAGGATAGGAAAAGCGAACGGTATCGCTCCTTTGAACGAAGAAAGTAAAGTTCCTTCTGAATGTCTGCCTGAACCGTTGTCTCTTGGGGAAGGTGAAGAAGAAGCTTTCCCCGGCAACCGTGGAAAGTCTTTGGAAGATACAATGAAAAATATCCCTTCCGATATAATCAAACCGGGTTCTTTCTCCGTCCTGTCTGACGCTTCCTATCTCAATGTGTATTTTAAGAAAGTGTCCAAAACAACCGGTAAAGAAACGGATGACAGCTTCCGTCTGCCTTCTGCTACCCTTGAACAAGCCGGCCTTTTGTCCGCCGAGGATAAGCAAGCCCTTGAGGATATGAAGAGCGGCACGCCCGCTGACGATGTAACACACCCCATCGTCATTGTTGATGAGATCCGCCCATTGAAAGACGGCTACTATACCCTTGAAACCGCTATTGCCGCCATTGTCTCCTATCAACAGGAATCTGGCGTCAAATATGAGCGAACGGGTCTCATCATTACTTACAAAACAGGCGAGTATGAAATGGAAACCCGGCAGTTCCAGGGTGCTGTGTCCGATTTTGCGACCCCTTCTCTTTGGAAACCCTTCGGGAATGGTGGTGGCGGTTCCGTTTTTGAAACTTCCGATGAACCGGCGGAAGGGGGAAAGGACGCCTTTTCAACTGGTGGCGCCTATGCCTATGTTCCGGCCAACCTCGACGTAAACGTGGAAACAGAAGGTATTGTAAAACTTCAGATGAAGAACGCTGCCGGTGAAACCCTTGGCGATGAAGTGCAGTTCGCTATCGGCACGGGTGGCGGCGGTCAGACTGGTGGTACCATTGTTGCCATTGCTTTCCAGTCGACACCTGTCTATGGCTCTTACGGCTCCACGTTACGAACCTTTGCTGCCATTCGTTCTGTGACCTCGAACGGTGTCGAATCCTCTGACAACCTGATTGAGAAATTGGAACTCGTAGACCGTGAAAGCGGGCTTACCGTCTGGACTGAAACCGTCAACAAAGCATCTTCCGGTGACATGAAGGACTTCTCCTTTGAACTGGACTTCACCACATACTTTACGGCTGCCGGTACTCGGAAATTCAAGCTGATAGCCACTGACGAAAGCGGCAACACCGGTTCCAAGAATGTCAATGTAACAGCTGTTGATATTACCTGTACCTGTGTGCAGGTGCTCAACTATACCCCTGAAACTCTGCTTACTCCGACAACTGAAAGTTTCAGCCTTCCACTCTATAAGTTCGGAAACAACACCTCTGATAAAGGTATCAGTGCCCAGGTTGACATCAAGATTAATGGTGAATGGCAATCCCTGTCTACCACCGTTGTAAATGACAACTACTCGCACTCCGTTGTAATCCGCCCTGCTTCCCTCGGCCTAGAACACGGTACCTATCCCTTGCGCATCCAAGGAACGGATGTCGCATCCGGAGTGAAAGGAAATGTCATCTACACGGCTGTCATGGTAATTGACCCGAATAGTTCCACACCTCTTGTTGCCTTGAGATACGATGATAAAAACGGTGGAGTAGTCCGACTGTACGAAACCGTAGAACTTGATGTTGCCTGTTATGACCCGTTGGAAATGACTTCACCCGTCAGCGTGAAAGCCAATAACGTGCAGGTAACACAAATTGCTGCCAGTCGTAACAAAACCTATCAGGTCAAACAACAACTGCAGGGCTACAAGGCTGACGGCACCGATACGGTCAACTATACTGCCGTATGCAAGGACGTGACTAGCGAACCTGTCCGGGTGACAGTTAGCGGTTCCGCCATTGATGCCGCCATAAAAGAAGGCGCCATCTATAACTTTGACTTCTCATCCCGTACCAATCAGGAAACTGACCATAGCATTGTCAGCGGTAATTATGAAATGAAAGTGGACGGTGCCAACTGGACTACCAACGGTTTTGGCACATTCTTGGGTGAGAACTGCCTTCGCGTAGCCGAGAATGTGGGCGTGTCATTAAACCATGCCCCGTTTGCCGGCTCGTCCATCGAATCCAACGGTGCCGCCATCCAGTTCGCTTTCGCTTCCAAGAACGTGACCGATGATGATGCCCTGCTCCTTAGCTGCTATGACGAAACGTCCGGTGCCGGCTTCTATGTCACCGGCCGGGTGGTCGGCATCTTCTGTAACAATGGTGTCGCCCGTCGTGAAGAACGCGCCTACCGGCAGGGTGAAAAGATAACCGTAGCCGTAGTTGTTGAACCTGCAAGCAACTACGTCGAACGTGACGGCACACGATATTCCATGATGAAACTCTTCCTCAACGGTGAGGAAGTCGCCTGTCTTGGTTATGTTCCGGGCGGCGGCTCCCTGATTCAAACCAAGTATATAACGATGGACGGCAAACTGGGTGATTTGTATCTTTATTACATGATGGCCTGGAACTCCTATATGGAATGGGCACAGGCGTTCAAGAACTACCTTGTCCGTCTGACCGATACAGAGGTAATGGTGAAGGAATACGCCTTTGAGGACGTCCTTAAAAGCCAGACAGCCGAGGGTAGTACCCAAAGCCGCCCGTCAGCTGCCGAAATCTATTCACGCGGTATGCCTTACATTGTCGAATGCCCCTATGAAGGCTCCGATATAGAAGCACTGGACGGCACCACTTCCACTAGTACGAAGATATACATCACGCTCTATTACTTTGACCCCGAACGCCCGTGGCGTAATTTCAAGGCCGTGAGTGTCCAAACCCGCAACCAGGGAACCACCTCTGCCAAACGCCCGGTAAAGAATAAACGCTACTACCTCGCCAAGAGTAAAGGCAAAAACAAGGACACTCGAATCATACTACTTAATCCGGACGATACGACGGAGGAAGGACGCCGTGCAATAGCCTTGGCTGCCATCAACAAAGTACAGGTCGGTGATAATACAATCCCGGTCGATGTCATTACCGTAAAAGTCGATTACTCCGATTCCGGCAATGCGAACGACTGCGGCGCCTGTGAAATGATGAACGTTACATACCGTGCCTTAGGTGGTAACTATATGACACCTGTCCAACGTGCATTTGACGGAACATTTGACAGCGGTGACTTGCATATCGAAGACTTGCAGATGAACCACTCTACCGCCAATCACCCGGTAGCCACCTATCGGTGTAAGGATGACAGCCTGCAAAACGTCTATTTCCATGCCAAAGGCAACTGGAAAGAAGACAAAGGGGAACAGTTCGCCCTCGGCTTCAAAGATACCCCCGGCTATAACAAAGGTTGCCTGAATTATGGTGACTTCATAGAGTTCTTCGGTACTCCTGACGAAACTTTAGACGCAATTGAGATACGCTTCAAACAGACTGACGGACTCGATACGGACAGCGTGTACCTGCTTTCCCTGTATTGCGGTAGTTCGTACCGGATAATGAGGTATCAGGACAGCTCATGGAAAAAGCAGTCCGGTTCCATGAAGTATGAAAACGGCAAATGGAATGTCACCGGTGACGTCCTGAATCCGGTTGAAGGTTTCGAACTTCTTAACTACCAAGGTATGGACTGGTTTCAGGGCGTTGGTTCTGTTCAGGATATGATGGCCATGAAAACGGACAAGTCCTCATGGGTTCAAAAACTCGTGGATAACGGAACTATCTCTGCTGATACCTTCCCGGCATGGACTTACTACTTTGAATCGCTTGTCGATGATGACCAGCTCGCCATTGATTACGCTTTGGGTAAGAAAGTGCCCTATAACCTCTACCGATGGTTGCGCTTCTGTGATTCCTGCGATTACTCCAAAGGCGGAAACTGGCAAAGAACATGGAAGGAAAACCTGTATAAATACGCCTGCCCAGAAAGTGTCTTGAGTTATGACATCTTCACCGACTACCTTGCCGCCACTGACCAACGCGCCAAGAATATGCAGCCGATGTGGTTCTTGGAAGAGTATGCTTCCGTAACAGACGGTGTGTACAGCTCCGAGGATGCCATGCGCATGTACCTGAATAAAATCTATGACTGCGATACGCTCAATAGCAAGGACAACGACGGTGGTTGCACGGTTGATGCCGAGGTGGACCCCAACCGGACGAGCGATGAAACATTCACTAACCCTTATGCTGGCTACGGCTCCGTTCTGTTTAATAACATCTATCTCCAGCAAGTAGTGTGGACTGACTCATCCGGTACGGAACTCTCCCTGCGTACCGTTGCCGCCGCCATGCGTAACGTTCAGGCGACCATTGACGGCGTCACCCTGCACCCGTTCTCACCCGAAGGAGCTACGCATTTCTTCATTGACAAACGGCTCAAAAAATGGCAGAAACTGGTTAGTTCTTACGACGGTGAACGGAAATACATCTCCTATACTGCCACCTCTGATGCTATTTACTTCTATGCCCTGCAAGGTCTTGGACTTACCGCCCTTCCGTCTTTCATCGAAAGACGTTGGCGTATTCGTGACGGCTATTTCCAAACTGGTGATTTCTTCAGCGGTGTAATTTCCGGGCGCGTATCTTCCAAATCAAACGCCACCATCCGGATTGTCGCTGCTAAAAACGGTTACTTCGGTGTCGGCAATGACGCTAGCGGCAACCTTTCCGAAAGCTGCTTCCTTGAAGCGGGCGAAGAATATGTATTCACCAACTTCTCACATGAGGAAGGCGCCTTGCTGTATATCTATCAGGCTGACCGCATGAAGCTGCTCGACCTGTCTGAAATCTCCCTGTCAAGTACGGTGAGCTTCTCCGCCATGCAACTTGTGGAAACCCTTATCTTAGGCTCTGACACCCATACAGAACAATCCATCGGTTCTTACGCACCGCTTACCTCGCTGAACTGCGGCGAAATGCCCTTCCTCGTATCACTCGATATCCGGAACACACAAATCGCTACGCTCGTTACCGACAAATGCCCACGTATCGCCCATATCAATGCGTCCGGTAGCAAACTGGAGAACATCACTCTTGCAGAGACTTCTCCGATTAATGACATCTCTCTTCCACCAACAATGACAAGCCTCCGTTTTGTCGGTCTTCCTGAACTGACCTATACCGGTCTTTCCGCCCCGTCCGGCCTGCATATAGAATCCATGCCGAACGTCCAACGCCTGCGTCTTGAAACGTCGCCTCAACTTGACGCCATTCAGATGCTCCGTGACGTCCTCGCTTCACAAGCGGCATCCCGTAAACTTTCCATGCTCCGTATCTCGAACATGACCCTGAAGGCTGACGGCTCCGAGCTTCTTGCCATTCTCGAATATGGAGTTGCCGGAATGGATGAGGACGGCAACAGACAGGATAAACCGGTAGTCAACGGCACGTATGAACTGACAGTTATCCGTGAAACGGATGAAATCGAATCCCTTGAATCCGGTATTGACGGCCTTGTCATCCTTACCGTCATAGATGCCTACATCGACCTGATCAACTGGTTCAATAATGAGTCTTATGGCGGAGAACCGTACTACGATAACGTAACGCTGGACAACATCAATGAAGTCCTTGAATATTATAACGGCGAAACCTACGAAGAATATCTCGAACGCTTCGCTGAAGACAATATGGATATTAATGATTTAATCAACAAGTAACTATGACGAATGAACAAAGCGCAACGCTGCTTCGCTTGAATAAACAGGCACAAGTGGCAGCACTGAACGCCGTGGGCTTCTCGGATGTCACCGAGAATTCCCGCGCATCTGAATTTGGACAACGTATCAAGTGGGCCGCCGGTCTGCTTGATCTGCATCTTGCCTGTAATCGTATTTCGGATAACTCCAAGGCATACTTTACTGCTGCCGAATGGAACTCCCTTACGCTCGCTAATAAGCAACTGTATATCAAACGCGGGCTTCGTATCCGTGCCCATGGACACTCCTTCGTAATCGCCGCCCAGGAGTGCTATAATGCCGATATGACTACTACCTTCTATTGGGGCGGTCAGGGTAAAGCCATAGACGGCCTGAACCAAAAAGGACTGGGTGCCATGTACGGCTGCTTCACGGGTGAGGAAGATACCGACCTGATTATCACTACCCTGAAAGAGCAAAACAATAGCGGTGTAATCGGTGCGCCGGCTGCCGAAGCCGCCCGTGCATACCGTGCCTACACTTTGGAAAGTGACGGTATCGAGGATGAATCCAACTGGTTCCTTCCTTCATCCGGCCAAATGCTTCTGATGTACCGCTATCGCGATAAAATCAATGAGATGATGCGTACCTTTTGGAGTAGTGATAGTATGCTGATGACTGATAAATACTACTGGTCATCAACAATTTGGGATACTAACTCCGCCTGGACATTCGAACTGAATACCGGGCGTATTACGAATCAAAACAAAAATTCAGCCCTTCTTCATGTGAGAGCTGTTGCTTCCGAATAGTATTAACTTAATATTATACAATAAAATGGATAAGAATATCGCCAGCGCCATGCTTCTGCGCCTGAATAAACAAGACCAAATAGAAGCTTTAAAGTCAATAGGTTTTACAACTGTAAATGAAAACACCCCCGCAAGCGACATCGCCAAATATATGCAATGGGCAGGTACGCTTCTTGACCTTTCTTTGGCTACTCTCCGAATTGAAGACGGTGAACAAGTCTTTTTCACGGCTTCCGAATGGAACTCCATGAGCGCAAATAACCGCTCCAAGTATATCCGTATTGGCATCCGACTTCGTGCCGAATGCCACCAGTTCATTATCGCCAAAAGTGACTGCGTTGACGCAGGCGGCAACAAAACGTTCAAATGGGGTGGCTACGGAACCGACCTACGCGGCCTGAAAAACTACGGTAGTGGTAACCAAGAACTCTATGATACCTTCGACGGCAAAGAAAATACCGATGTTATAATAGAAACCCTTGCAGGCGTCAAGGACACCCAGGGAACTGTCGGCGCCCCTGCCGCCGAAGCTGCCAGAGCCTATAAAGCCTGTACGCTTGAATCTGACGGAATTGAAGATACAACCGTGTGGAACCTGCCCGCACTGGGTGAACTTATGCTTATGGCCAA